GTTCGCCATCGTCGGTCTGCAGCCGCACGATTGTCGAGCGACCACGCACCCGATCCCACACCGGCAAGATAACCCCGACGACCAGTCGGTTAAGTTGTGTCGATTTCTTCGGTGCCACCTCAATCTCGGCCGCCCAGGCGGCGGGCATGTCGGCGATATTCATCGGGATAGCGATCGTCTCTTTCACCGAGAGCCCGTCTTTGTGGATGTAGCGGTATCCCTGCAGGACATCAGCCGCATTGTCGACGTAGATCGTCCGTCCCCGCGTGTCGTACTTGGCGCCACGGCGAACAGTCTTTCCGGCAGCATCGACGCGATCCCCAAGATCGCGGAATCCGAATAGGCGTCCATGCTGATCCTTAAACCATCCCTTGAAGTCAGGAAACCCCTTGATTGCTGAGGCGTCCTTCCATTTTGTGTATCGGATAGGATTCGTTACGTCGACCTCGATATAGCGCGTTTCAGCGCCCGTCCTCGGGTCTACGTAAGCAACCTCGTCACGCTTCTTGACGATCGATTCAGCGCGCAGCGTCTGCAGTCCGTTATCGAATGTTCCGTTCTGCACGGCGTAGGCTACGATTTCATCGAGCCGCTTCGAGAATTCATCAAAAACGGCATCCTGCTCGTGCGTCTGCAACGACAACAAGCGGTTCAGGAATTGCGGTATCTCCGGCAACCTGCTGGTATTCAGCCCCCCAGTGTCCTCATTGATCAGTCCGGTCAGCCCCATGGCCTGCGTAATGTCGTTGAAATTGAGTGGCGTCTTCCCGGAATACAGGTCGTTGAAGAACATATCGAGCGCGTCAATCGCGTACTGGCTCTCAAGGTTATCCGCCGCCGAGAACAGTCCTTGCCCGGCCGCCTGCCGTTGCCCGCGGGTTAGCGCACCCATCTGGTCCATGCGCCGGGCGATGGTCGAGACAAATCGTTTCTGGGCCTTTAGATTCGTCGTCGGCAGCGCGTAATGCGGCTCATTGGCCTGGTTCGTGCGGTGCGTCCGACCGGTTCCCTGGATCGCCACGTCAGCACGCCACCCCGGCTGCAGGATGTAGTGAATTCGTCGCCGCTGGTTCTTGACCTCGTTTGAGGCATGGAACGAGTATCCGGTACCGCCTGCCTGAGAAAAGATCAGGATCGGCTTCTTATCGTCCTGGAAGGAATCAGCATCGTTCTTGGCCGCATGTGATCCGCGCTTTTCCTCAACGATCTTGAGGTTTCCGTCCTCGTCGCGCGTCTGCACAAAGCGACGTTTTCGCCCAGTGACCTCGCCTACCTTATCCGAGCCGAAGGCGTTGATGATCGCGTCGATTGGATTCTCAGGTACCCGGATCTGCTCAAGCGTTCCGAGCAGTTGGTCACGCATGGCCACGGCGTCCTGGTCCTGCACAAGATTTCCTTCGGAATCGACGACCGGCCGGGAGCGTGTATTCCCGTTATCGTCGACATACGTCTCGTAGGCCGCTACTGGGAACCCGTTGCGCACGTAGTCCATCAGCGCTTGACGTGGCGTAAAGTCAAGTTCCTCAAGGGCTGTATCGGTTGCCTGAGCACGCGCGACCTGGCGCTCCTGCTCGGCTTCGTTGGTATTAGTCAGTTGGATAACGACAGCATGACCGGCGGCGATCTGCTGACGCATGCTCTCGATCACCGTCGGCGTCTGCATGGACGTGATGACCTGATTGAAGAATCGTTGATGCGTGCTCCAGAAGGCCGATAGCGCCGCGCTCTTGGCGTCGCCGCTCATGTCCTGTCCGGTTATTCCAAGAGCCTCGTTAACATTCAGCAGTACCGTCTGCCAGGTCTTTGCAAGTTCGTTGTAGATATCGGTCTGTAGCGGCGTCAATTCATGGTCAAGCCGCTCATAAGTGACGCCATCGTAGGATAGTGAGCGCGCGATATACATGCCGAGCGCCTTCATGTCGCGCGCGATCAACTCCATCGCTGCGACCCCGCCTGCTGAAACATCATTGATGAACTTGATCGGTGTCGCAAACGGCGTTCCTTCGCCCCACAAGCCTAAGCGCGAAGCGTAGGACAGGTTGGAGAGCTCGGTTGCTCCGGTTGCCGAGACATAGACGATGCGCGCCTTGGGCAGTCGTTTCTGCAGATCAATTCCGGCGATCGCCTGCGCCGATGGCTTCTTCTTTCCGCGTCGTCCACGCATCTCGATAGCATTTCCCATCGAGTGCGCCTCATCGAAGACGATGACCCCATCAAAGTCTTCGCCCAGCCATTCGACGATCTGGTCGCCGCGCGTTTTGGCCGGCTTACTCTTTCCGGTCGTCGCGTCGGCTGTTGCCTGCTTCTTGCTTCCTCCGCGCCCGAGCGTGCTGTAGGTTGTAAACAGGACGCCGCGCTTGGCGGTGATAGCGGCGTCGGCCTTTGTCTTGCCCAGCCAGAACAGTTGCTCCGGGTCAGCCCCGATACCGGTCATGTCGCGCTTGGCGTCGGTGAACAGGCCTTCATTGAACGACACCCATACCGCCTTGTCGCGCCCTTGCCGCAGGTTATCGAGGATGATTCCGGAGATTTCACGGCCTTTTCCGACCCCGGTTCCATCGCCGATGAAGAAGCCGCGCCGTTCGCCATTCGGTAGCATCTGGTTATGCGCCTGCCCGGCATAAACAACGGACTCGATCTGCGCGATCGACAACAACCCCTTATCGATCACCTTCTTTGGCAGGTTAGGCACGTAGGTTGGAGCAGGCGGCTCGACGGCGCCCATCGCCGCGGACTGTACCAGCCGGCCGGGGTGTGGTTTGGCCCCCGGAACAGAGAGGCGCTGCGGATAGTAGTTCTCGAAAACGGAATCGGATATTTCGTCCGTGTTCTTCTTTGCGTCAATGGCTTCGAGGCCTACAACCCCGCTTTGTAGTTCAGCACCAGACTTTCCAGTAGCATCGCCGCTGCTCCCAGCGGATCCGTTTCCGTCATCAGGTCCGTTTCCGTTAGATTGGCCTCCCCCTCCTGCTCCCCGGTCACCAGTTGCGTCATCCCCAGCGGCCCCCGGCGTTCCGCCAGACTGCTGATCCAGCCGCCCGCCTCGTTTATTCCCTTTGCCTTTAGGCCGTTTTCCAGACCCCAGCGCATCAGTGTCAGGACGCAGATCGCCGCCGGGTTGATACCCCAGTCCGTCTTGGTCAGAAAGGTCGCTGCCGCCCGGTTGATCGGCATCTGATTCGCCCGGGCGATTGGGTCGAGTGGGTTGCGGTCGAGTATCACGGATTTTCTCCAGTAAAGCCGGCAATTCGGCGACTCTCGCTACCTTTCCGGTCAGCACTACGCCTTGCGTCGGTCCGTCCTTGTCAATAACGAGTATTTGATTGTCGAAGGTGGTGCCGTATTTCGCGTACTCCGAGCCGTCAATCCCGATGTTGGCTCTTACATTATAGGTCGCTGAAATAGATTTCCACCACTCTTTGAACGCCGGGCGATCGGCGGCCATCCCCTGTCCGACGATGGCTACCAGTCGGCCATTCGGCGTCAGGCGTTTCAATGCCTGTTCGATATGCCGGGCGCCATTCATCGTATCGCGCGTTCCCGCGGCGCGGCCAGCCGTTGCAGAAAACGGCGGGTTCATCACCACGACAGTCGGTACCGCATCGATCGGCAGGACGTTGTGCAGTTGCTCGGCGTTTTCAGAAAACACCCGAGCGCCAGGGAACAACTCTTTCAACCCGGACACGCGCCGGCTTGAGAGCTCATTGAGGATCAGGTCAGCGCCCGCTTTCTTCGCCCATACCGCCAGATCGCCGGTTCCGGCCGATGGCTCGGCCATGATCTCGCCTGGCTTGATCGCCGCTACCCAGTTAGCGACATAGGACAGCGCCGGCGGCGTCGAGAACTGCTGAAACTCGTCCATTTCCGCATCGCGCCGGGTCTGCGTCGGAAGTATCCTAATCTTGTCCTGAAGCAACGAAGCGATATCGGCGGCCTTATCGGCCTCAACAGCGATCGGGAACGGGGTTGCCAGGAGGTACTGGTTCACACCGGATTCCATCGCGTCGTAAGCATCCTTCGGCGAATACTTGCCCTCAGCTTGTGTTCCACCAAAGGCGCGATCGGCCTCGTCGAACAGTTGCCGGCTGGTAAATGCCTCGCTCTTGGCCATCTGCTTCTGCACAAAGCCTGATACTGCCAGGCGCGCGCTTGGTTTCTCGCCGAGATCTGTCGACAGCGCGCTCTCCTTGGCAAAGTGCAGCGCGTAGGGCTTGATCCCGAGGCCAAACTTCTCGATCAGCCATTTGAACAGGTCTTTCAGCGACATGCCCGCTTCCTGGAAACTCTTGAGCGCTGCCTCGAAGTGCGGTTTAGCCGACTTGTAGGTATCCTCGTCCATGCCAGCCGGGAACGACATGAGCTTTCCGGCCCCGCCACCGAACAGTTTGACGAGTCCGGTCAGCGCCTCGTCGACGCCCTTGACGCCCATCTTGGCCGCGTCGGCGATCAATGCTGATGCGGTCTTTTGAACTTGATCGTCCAGTTTTGGTAGTTTTCCGGGCCGTGGCTTCTTGGCGGGCTTGGGTTGTTCGTCTTTCTTGTCCGGCTGGCCGTCAGGTTCCGGCATGCTTCCCTTGTCTTCTGCGGCTATGGCTGTCTCGGCAGTACCGGTTCCAGACAGCAACCCTTGCAGCGTTGCCTTGACGCCCGCCTCATCGTAGGGGAACGTTCCGCTATTCACCAGGACGACTGTATAGCCTTTTCCAGATGGCGTATTGTGCATCGCCGCGCCGCCGTCGAACAGCACTTCAAATTCCGGCGTACTGAGACGGAAGGTGCCAAACCCAAGATGCGCCGACCGTCCAGAAAAGTCGTGAATGGTCGGTATGCCGAGTTTCTCATCGGCCACCAAAACGATCTTTCCGGCGTTGACGAGTGCCTGAATCTCCTTGACGTCCTCAACCGTCCATCCACCAGGCAACGCGGCCGTCACCGGTGATTCCGGTTGTTCGGCTGCCGCTTCGCTCAGTTCGGCCGCCGCTTCATCGAACAGCCTTTCATAGTCAGTATCGGACAGTGTTCCGGTCGGCTCAATGGCTGGCGCACTGGATTCTGCTTCGGTCTTGGCTGCTGCGGCTTCCTTGAGCGCGCGATCAGTTGCTCGCTCCATGACCTCAAAGAACTCGCCGGTATAGGTATGCTCGGTCGGCTTTACTCCGGCTGGGTCATCAACCATGAATGAGATCCGCGGCACGCCGAGGCCGTCCGGTGTCGGAGTGACAGCGGTGATCGTTAACGGATCAGGGAAACGCGAGGACAGCCCGTTATTCATGCGCCGCGCGCGAATCACATCCCCGACGGCCATCGTCCGCGCCTCATCACGCGCCGCGCTTTCTGTCGCTTCTTTCTCGGCCTGCTCCTGCTTGACCTGTTTAAGAATAGCCGGTAGCGAGGCGCGCAGATCATCGAGCGCCGTTTTCCACTCATCTCCATGCTTCGGCCGATTCTCGGCCCATTTCAACGCATCGAGGCGCAGTGCTTTGATTTCTGCATCGTAGACCATCGACTTGGCGAGGGCGTCGAACCATTGGGCAAAGCGTTCACGTTCTTCGCCCAAGGGATACGGCGTACCTCGGTGCGTCTTGTCCGTCACCATGCCCTCGCCGGACCATTCCGGGTTGACGAGGTAGGTTGACGTGCCATTAAGCGCGTCGCCAGTCCAGCCTTCAAAGGCGCGGGCGAACAACTCCAGATCATTCGACCAGTACGGGTCTTTGGTCTTGTTGCCGTCGAGCTTAATAGCCTCCTTGTAGTACGTCGAAAGCTGGTGACTGGCTCCGCTGTAGTAGTCAATCGCCCGGCGTGCGTTTTCCAGCCGCCCGGCATCGGTTTGTGCCGATCGCTTGTCGCCTTTCCACCATGCATCACCGCCCAGCATGCGCATGACGCCCGCTTTGACTGCATCAAAGTGATAGGCGTACTTGAGATCGGCCTTGATTATCGAGATCGCCCGCGCCAGATGCGCATAATCCCCTTCGACAGACAGCCGCTCCTGTGGGGTCAGGTCCATCGCATGCGCCCATTCGTGGGCGACCGTGCCATCGCCGCGCGTGTTGGTGACATTGATTACTGGTACCGTTCCTCCGTCTGGATGCGGCTGCGACGGCGCGTAGTGCGCGGCGAACTTGCCTTGTCCGAGCGCGCCGATCGTGAAATGCAGTTTCCCGCCGAGCGCGATCGACTCCGGCGGAACATTCAGCAACTTGGCCAGATCGAGGAAAGCATCGTAGGCATAATTCAAGTGATCCTGATCCTGCCGAGAATTAACCCACTTTCCGAAACCGACGTCGGCAAAGTTGAATTTTCGCTTGAACTGCTCCGGACTGACATTGGACCCGCCGCGATAGTCTTCACCGGTACGCTCGACGTGATCCAGCCTAGGCGGTACCAGCGCCGCCTTCTTGGTCGTCGTCAGTGCATCATTCTCCTTATCGATCAGTCCGCGCAGGCTGTAGGTCTGGTCTCTCAGGTTCTTGCCGTTCCACGCGAATCTCCAGGCGGTACGGTCGGGGTGCGACAGCAGCGTTGCTACCAGTTTCCCGGTATCGCTGTAGTTCTTCTGGTCGTAGACGTTGAACGTCATTTCCTGCGATTCGTCGCCCCACAGGACGGACTGCAGCGCGCGCGCCGCTTCCTCGACGGTACCAGCGGCTCTTACCCCGTCGGTCAGCAGGCTCATCAGCGTCGCGTATTCCTGTGCGGCGTCACGCAGCTTGGCAATCCGTTGTTCCCGAGTGCTGGCCAGTTTGATTTCATCAAAGAACGAACGCGGCGCGTCCGGATTCTCCAGATCATCTTTCAGGTAGGCCTTGCCCTCCAGGTAGAGGCTCATGCGGGCCGTATCCGTGTTACCAACTCGGCCGTATAACCGCTGTAGCATGCCGCGCTCGGTAATCCACTGCTTGAATGGCATCACGCCGTAGCGCATCTGCTCCATCCAGCGCAGCGTTCCGGGAGTTGCCAGATCGGCGACCATGCCGCGCATCAGGTCGGCGCGGCCGGTGGCCAGATCAAGCGCCGCAATCACCGCTTCGTTGTCGCTATCATCGCGGATTTTGGCTTTCTGTTTGTCGAACCAGCGGCGCAGGTCGGCCCCGGTGTTTTCCAGCTTCTTCGCCCGCTTTCCGGAGAACGCTGCGCGCCCTTCCGGCGTCGTCAGCCATTCGCGTGCGGTATCGTATCCCTTGGCCGCTGCTGCATTGCCCGGGAGCGTCGACTTCGTCTTGCCGGCCAGGGCATGCGCCCATCCCTGCAGGAAAGCGTCCTTCTGATCAGCCTGTAGCTCGGCTTTAACGTAGGCGAGATTCGCCGGGTCATGTCCTTTTTCGGCCAGCGCATCCTCTTTGTCGATCGCCTCAGCCTGTTTGAGCGATTCTTTCAACCCCTCGAAGAAGGATGGCGGCAGTACCGGCTTGTTGTCGGCCAGTAGGCTGGAGAGTGCCCGCGCCCGGTCGCCATCGCCGGCAATCGCCGCCGCGTGTATTTGATCCCCAAGCCACTGCGCTACCTGGCGCTCGATCTCGACATCTAAATTGTGCGGGCTGTTGGTCGCCGCATTGATAACGGCCGGAACCTGGCGCATCGCCTCGAAAACCTCGGCCTCGGCAGCGGCGCGGGCTACTTCCTGCGATTCATCGGCCTTGCGGCTCGACTCGCGCTGTTGTTCCAGTTTGTCGTAGGACTCCTGCAGCGACTTCCGTTCGCCCGGTCCGATATCGGCCCACTTGGAACCTGACAGACGATGTACGACAGCGCGCATGCCCCCAATATAGCCGTTGGCAATCGCCTCGTGCTGACTGTAGCTCATGGCGTCCCATAGTTCGCCAGTGAGCAAGTATTGATAGGGTATCGAAGCGGGGGTTGCTTCGGTAGGAACAGCATCACTTGCCGAAGGGGTGTTTTCTTCTGCCTTCGACTTGTTCGGATGCTCGGCCCTGAACTTCGCATCTTCAGCAATGCGCTTCTTGATTTCGTAGGGAGTAACGGCCTGCTTTCGTTCTCCCATCATTCCCTGGCGGATCGTTACATAATTCCGTGCTGCAACATCGTCAATTAAGTCGGCATCAAGAGACCATTCGTTTTCGCCGTACTCGTCCAGCAGAATGCTTCCGGCTTTGGCCAGAACAGCGCCGGTCTTTGCACTTTCCAACCGCGCATCGCGCTCGGCATAGCGCTTAGATAACTCGGCCTTGATCGCCGCCACGTCGGGCGCCATGGCATTGATGATAGTTTCATTGACGGCGCCACCGTCCCATCCCTTCCTCCGCTCTGATGCAATGAAGCTGTCCGCCCAACTATCGGCGCGTTCGAGGTCGGCAAGGGATACCGACGACAGATCAGCCGTGTTGACGACGGTGTTGTAGTTCTCCCCCCATTTACGAAAGCTGCGCTCCTGGTTGCTTTCTTCAGGCTTTTTCGGGGTCGCCGCCTCGCTCTTTGTTTCGTCGGCCTTCTCATACCCCTTCAACACCCCCGCGACCGCCGGATCATTCGCCCAGGCAACCGCATTCTCGTTGCTGCCAAACAGGAATCCCGGCACCGCGCCGGACCCCTTGAACGACGAGTAGCGCCCGCGGTGCTTGATCGCTGTCTTGTTGAGTGTCTGATAGTCCTCGCTCGATGTGCGGACGGGAACGACGACAGCGAACTTGGTTTCTCCGGTTTTGGTGTGCTGGAAAGACTTGATCTCGATACCGAAGGGCAGTTCTGAAGCGGTATTCTGTGCATCATCCTCGTTTGCAACAGGATTTTGCGCATTCTCTGCAATATCTGTATTTATTTCACCAGGCGCGGATTCAGTTGCCTCCTGGTTGAATTCAGCGCTAACTTCAGCGTCCTTGTTTTCAGTAGGGGCGTTCTTCTCAGCCACAACCAAGGCTTCACGAGTCGCTTCAACCGCATCAGAAAGTGTCTTGAAACGCTTATCGACAAGCGATATCTGCGGTTTGCTGACCATATTGACGTGCATAAGCCGATAAGGAAATACTCTCTCATCGGGGTTGCGATTCAGCGAGACGACGGTCTCTTTTTCAATCAACTCACCGCTTCGGTTATAGGGGCCAAAGTACCGCGCCTGAATGTTTGGGTTATTGTTGAACGGGCTTAGGCCCAGTTCAGCCGCGGCAGCAACAAACCGGCTTTCGTCATTTTCAACGGCGGGTTGTTGTTCCGATCCTTGCGCTTCTGCTTCGATGGCTTGAGCGGCTTCCGGGATTGTGGCATTGTTTTCCTCGGGTTGAGTGGGGTTGGGTTGGGTTTGATAGGAATTACCGGAGGGTGAGTGCAGGACCTGGATAACCTTCTGGTTTCCGTTCTTGTCGCCGGCGTGCTGACCCCATTGCGACATGGCCACGACTTCAGCCCGGTCCTGATCGACAGCGGCATCGACCGCCTTGTTTTCTTCGCGGGTTGCCTTGATCAAGCCTTTTCCGCCAGCGACCAGCTTGTCGAGCGTGAAATCGTTGGCCAGGCTGAAGGTTCCGGTGAGCCCGGGAACGCGGATCGCTGGGCGCGCCGTGCGGCCATTGACGATTATTCCGCCGTTGGCGGCCTTGATCGCGGCCCAGACCTCTTGCGGAGACTCGCCAAGGCGTGGCTTACTGCGTGCAGATTCCTTTGGCGAAGGTGCCATATTTGGCACTTTGTAAGCCAGAGCCTTCGTCGTATCACCTTTCTTCACCCAGTCCTTAAACTGGTCAACGCTCATTTCGGTAATGGCGCCGCGCCGTTGTGGCCCCTTGCCATCGGAGAATCCGGCATCGTAGAGTTTGGTTGCTTCAGCCTCGTCGCGCACGTTGCCGATTGCTTTGTGCTCATCGAACTTTCCGGTATCAGCGTCGATCTGGTCGACGACAAACACCTTTTTGCTGTGCGGCGCATTACCCAGGTACAAATCCACTTGATCGCCATCGGCGCCAAGGGTCTTCTTAACGTAGCCATAATGCCCGGGCATGGTTACCGACCAGGCTTTCCCATTTGGGTCGGTTCCTGAACGTTCAGAGCCCTTTGGGTTCTCGATCGCCAGGTTCAGCCCGTTCCATTCAACATGACCCTTGGCATAGTTACCCGCTTCTTTCTGTGCGTCGCTTGGTTGTGTGAGGTCGTTCTGATGGCTGGTTGCCGCCGTATGCGCCGCTTCATCGATGCGATTGCGCAGTGCGTTGTGCGCCACCAGGAATTCGGCCGGATTGTTCAGCGGATGCGTCGCCCCGGTTTTCGGGTTGAGCAGGGCGCCATCCTTGATTTCCGTGTAGCCATGCGCTACGCGATCACGAATCAGGTTGCGGGCGGCCGTGCGCTGTTCATCGGCGCGGGCTGCATCGACCCTGGCTTGTGTCTGTGCTTCGGCAATGGCAATAGGATCAGGGGCGGCCGGCACGCTGGGCGCCGCTTCGGCGGGCTTGGTTTCTGACGTCGTAGCCGAGGGGTCCTCGCCAAACACATTATTGAAAGCCTCCAGCGTCTTGGCTTCCATGTCGTCGTCCGGAACAACGGTGGAAGAAGGAATGCTAGGCGATGTTTCAACAGAAGGAATGCTCGGCGTAGCAGGAAGGCTAGGATTGCTAGTCTCGCTCGGCATGCTATCAATGAGCGGCGCGGGTACCGGCGCGGCGGAAGTGTCAACCGGAGTGTCAACTGACGCCGGCAGCGCCGGATAGGTGGGCGGTGCGGCAAGTTGTCCGGTTCCTGGATCGTTGGGGATGCGTTGCGCCTCGCCCGGCAAGACGCCTTCGTCAGCAGAGGGTGCCGTCTGCCCCATGTTGAAGTTTCTCGGCCCGAATAGTTGCTCCAGGTTGTCGAGCGCCTGCGCACGCACGGAAGGATGCAGGGCAGGGTTTCGCCCGATTGCCCAAGCGTGCAGCGCATCGGTGATGGTCTCAGGCCCGAAGCGAGGATCGCTGCGCATCTGGCGGATCAGATCCTTGCTCTCGATGGTCGGGGCCATGGCGGCAACGCGTTCAGCCAGCGGGTCGGCGGGCGCCACCGGTGCGGCGGTCGGCATGGCGGCCTGTCCTGCGGCGGCGGCGGCGGATAGCGGACCACGCGGAGACGGAGGCGCGGCGGGAGTCTCGGCCACCAAGCCATTATCAGCCATCGACTTGGCTTTGGCATGCTGCATAGCCGTCATTGGAGAACCAAGCGCAAGACCGCCGCTGAACCCTAAAGCGGCTCCGGTCAGGGATTGGTCGATTGTTTCAGATGACATCGGGTCTTGATGTGCACCCCAGGCTTCGAGTGGGTTCTGTACCAGTTCCTCGGCGCCTTCTTCGGCGCCATTACGCAAGATATCCTTGCCGGCGCTTTTAATCACATGGCGCGAGGCTTGGGCCGGAGTCATTCCGGCTGTCTCCTTGGCAAACTTGGCGGCGAGTTGCTTGGCGCTGCCCTCAAACCCTTCGCCAATCATGCGCCCGAGCAAGCGCTGCGGACCCATTCCGAATTCAACAGCGGCTGCTGGCAAGGCCCCTGCCAAGGCTCTGCCTTTATCATCGGCTTCCGGGTTTCCGTTGGCGACTTCCTGGTCCTGCGTCTGACGTATTCCTCCATATTCTTGTGCCAGAGTCGGTAGCCCCATTCCGGCCCAAGCGCCGATCTTCTGTCCAAGCGCTGCATTACCAAAACGGGCACCAAGAATACCGCCAAGTACCCGGCCGGCTGCACCGCTAGCAACATTGGCCGGCATCTGTGCGATCGCGTTTCCGGCGCCTTCCTTGAGCGTTTCTACCGGACTATCAATAACGTCCGACAGGCTCTGAATCCCCATCGGGTTATTTTCCTGAACGCGATCGCCCCACTTTCCAAGACGATCAAAAGCGCCAATTCCGCCGATGACCGGGATATCCTTGGCTGACCTGGCTAACGCTGACGCTTGCTGACCGACGCCCGACTTGATCGAGGTAACGAACCCAGGATCATTCATTTCCGGATTCGCCAGTTTCTTCCTCGCCAACTCCAGTTCTTTCGGGTCGACCTCTGAAGTACCAAGCGCTTTACGCGCCTGGTTCAGTTCGTCTTGGTCAATGTCGGTTACGCTAGTGTTGGCCATGGAATAAACGCCCTAGTAGAGATGTGCTGCAATTATCGCGGTTCAATCGTGCTATGTGCTCAAACTTGCTTGGCCATATGGTCGAAGTACGCCCGTCCGAGCCGTTTAACCACATCGGCCGGAATGATGAAAGAGCCTTCCTTGACCGGGCGCGACTCGCCCTGGTGATACTTGGCCAGCAGTTCGTTAAGCCGATCGACACCGACCTTGGCGACGGCCGCAGGGGGAAGCTCATATTCGCCGGCCGAAACCTTGATCGGCTGTCCGGTTTCTTCCACATGCGCCGGGATCGAATCAGAAACACCGTTTCCAGGACCGCTGATGACTTCTCCGCCGCTGGCCATCTTTGCCTTTCCGGGAATGCAGCCGCCTTTGGCGAACTTGCCAATGCCGCCGACGCACCCGCCATGGGCAAACTTTCCAGCCAACGCTTTATCGGCTGCGCCCGGACCGTATTGTTCATCTATAGCCATTTTCATAGCCTTTGATGGGTTGGCGCGCAATTGCTTCAGATGATCGGGGGTTAGGGTAGCAGAGGCGGCTTGCTGTCCAACAGGAACTATCTTTTTCGTCGCTACGTCCATAATGTATGGACGACTGACCTTTGTTGGAATCCCGCCTATATCGACAACTTCTTCATTCGGAATAATCTTGATCTGATCTCCGAGTTTCGCCTGATACTGCTGAATGAACTGAGATCGCTTTTCCGGGTCGGTGATCGACGCCAGCCGCTCGTTCAAGTCCTTGGCCGCCGCGCTCATCATCGGATTGCTGGCCTCGTGCTCTGCCAGGCGATCCTTGCTGCGCTGCTGCTCCAACGCCATATTGCTCTTGGCCAGGTTTTCGGCCGCCAGTTCAGGATCACTGTTCAATGCTGCCAGTGCCGCATAGTCCTTGTTGCGCAGGGCGCGATCACGCTGGATGCCGCGGATCTCGGCCTTCATCTGGTCCGTCGCCGCCATATTGTTGCCGTATGCGTCGTAATGGCCGTTTGGATCACGCGCCGGCTGCGCGGAAGGCTGTCCACCGGGAAGGAAGATCGTTCGCCCGCTCTTGTCGGTGATATAGCCGCCGCCCTCCGGCGCCTTCAACTGTGTTGCATCGACCGGACTGGTGCCCTGGATGGTCTGCGCCTGCGGGCCGACTCGGATAGCGCCGCTGCGCATGGGCGCCTGTACGGGGTCGGGAATGAAACGGGGATCGGCCAAGGATGGCGCGGGGGCTGCTGCTGGCGTCTCCTGGGTTACGGGCGAACCGGACAGCGGGGCGTTGGCATTCTGCGGTTTAACATGGACTGTTGCCGGCGTCGCCGCCGCTGTTTCAGTGCTTAATGGGGCGCTGACGCCGGGAAGTTGGCCAACTCCCTCACGATAGGCGTCATTGAACGACTTTTCTCCTTTGGGCAAAGCCCATCCACCCAACAGATCAAGCCCTTTCGTTCCCCAGTCCCCCGCGCGCAAGGCGACTTCCTTGGTCGCTCCGATCGCCTTGTTGATACCCGGCCCTTCGTACCCCGGTTCATCTTCGCGCAATCCAGCCACCTTGATGGCGTTATCCCCAAGCGCGTCAACCGCCGCCATGGCCGGAACCGCGATGTTGGCGATCTTACCCACCCCGCCGATCACGCGGCGTACCAGGCCCGGTTTAGACGCAAGCGGTGCAGCAACTTCTGCTGTCTGCGCCGCTGCCGGAGCGGTTGGAGCGGTTGGAGCCGGGCGTACTTCAGGGCGAGGGCTTCCCTTCGGCGGAATCCGCGAACGAACCTCTGCGTCAAACTTGGCGCGATCGGTTGGCGGAAGGCTGGGTTCTGCGGGAGCCATTCCTGGCCCTGCGGCGCGGCCGGCATCGCCCTGGCTGAACCAGCGCGTACTATCCGAGTTCGGCACGCCACCCATGCGCACATTGGGGCGCTCGGTAGCCATGATAGGACTGCTAGGCTTGCTCGTTACCGCAGGCTCAACAACAGGCGCGGCGGATTGCGTAGGCGGCAGGGGAGTCGCCTGAGCGGGAGCCGGGGCACTGGTCGGAACCGCGGCTGTCCTTCCCGCAGCCTGTTTGCCAACCCCTACTTGCGGCAAGGTTCTGCCTTCGGGAACGCCGAACTGCCCGGCTGGGCCTTGCAGCGGAGCGACGGGCTCATAAGCAGGCTGCGGGAAGGACAGCCGCGGCGCTTCCTTGGCGGCCGGAAATGGGTTGTTCGCGTGCACGTCGTTTCCAGCATTGCCCAGTCGCGCCTGGTTGATCTGCTCATTGTAGATCGGGTCGAGGCTACCGCCGTTGGCAAAACCGACTTCGCCGCCTTCCGCATGCCCTTTGACCTTCCCGCCGCAGGCATACCCATCTACCGCTTTGTCAATCTGCGCCTTGCGCCCGCCGCTGAGCAGGTTATAGACGCCGCCCAGCCCGCTGAACTTCTTGGGCTCGGGCGCCGGGGCCGGGGTTGTTGCGGGCGCCGGAGCGGGCGCGGGCGCAGCCGGCTTCTCGGTAATCGCGGCCCCGGTTCCACCGTACTTGGCATTCATGCGCGCCATCACCTGTTCGGGCGTCTCTTTGACTTCGCCGCCTTCGGCATAGCCGGTTCCGGCGTAAAGCGGCTGTTCCGCCAATTTTCCGCGCAGCGTTTCCATATTGGCCGTTTGTTGGCGCAGCATCGACGCATCTGCCGAGGACCCCGGAGAAACGCTACTTATTCCGCCTTTTCCGCCCAGCGTAACCGGCGCATTCGTCGGGTTGCTCATCTGGTAGCGCTCCGTGTTGGACATCTCGCCCATGGCGTTTCCCATGGCGATCGTCTGGTCCAATTTTTCCAGCGGGCTGGAGTCTCTGCGGGAGCGGACGCCGGGTGCGACCGGGCTAGGTCCCGTCCCTACACCTCCAAAGTCTGACATTCCAGGCATGGGAATCCCCGTCGCCGGCACGCCGGGTTCTGGCGGCGCCAACAAACTTCCTTGCAGCGTCGTATTCAGCGCTGTGCTATTGCCGTAAGCATCTTTCGCTCCGGTAATCGCGGTGCTTGGCCCGCTATCTCCGGCCACCTGACCGAACGCATTGCCCGTGCGTGTTACGCCAAACAACTGATTATTCATGTTCGGTTCCATGTTGTTTCTCCCAGTGATCTTAACGGTTCATGCGCTCTTGCGGTGCTTGTTTTTACAGAGGATCAGGTTCCATTCACGCCATACGACGTGCCCGCTGCCGCGTGCAAGTTGTTGAACATGCTCGTCGCCATTTGTGCGAAGGCTGCGCACTCGGCCATCAGGGCCTCAAGCTTATTCTTGATCAGCGTCAGATCCACCATCTGGTTCTTCTCGGCAATCGTCAGCGTCTTGCCGGTGTTGTACTGGTACGACGACGAGATGGCCTTCTGCGCCTCGGTGCGCGCGTTGTAGAAACTACTGGCGGCACTGATCAGTTTGCTGTTGGCATCTATACCCAACCCAACAACCTGAGCCGAATTGGACATGGCAGGAATCAGGGACTTCACGTATTCAAGCGCAGAACCAATAGCCATCTGCCGCAGATTGAGAACCTTTTCAACTACCCACTTCAGTTGCTCGACCGACATCATTGTGAGCTTTCGGCTGCTCTCGGCCATTGCGTCCTGCTTCTTCTGGGCAAGCTGCAACTGGAACGACGCCATCGCCCCCGCAGGCATTGGAAACCGCATACCCGCCATCTTGGCCGTTGCGGTATCGCTCGCCCGGTTGAACTCCCTTGTAATGCGGGCATGGTCGTCAGCCTCGATCTGTGCAGCAACCGCAGCAGGAAGCCCAGTTGTACTCGCCAGCGCATCACTTAGCCACTGCTCGGCTGCGTCGAAATTAGCCTGGTCGTTGGGGAAATAGGTGCTGATGATATATGTCGCCTTGGCCGTCAGATCCGCGAACCCTTTTGCGTACTCGGTTTCGTAATCCGTCATGATCATCGACGTATCGACGTTCGACGGGATGTTGACGACAGGTTCGTTGACCGCGATGACCGGGATGTCACTCACTGACCCGATGTGCGGGTCGCCGGCAGTAGGTAGCCACAAGCCGATGTCGTCAATTTTCTGCTCGAAGTAGTACGCTTTCTCGTTGGCTTTGTCCCAGGATTTATTTATCAGTGTAGCGGCAAACTCCAGCGATGCTAGAGCGCCAGGGGTAAACGTTCCTGCCGGAACAGAAACGATAGATGAAGGCACGTAGAAAGGGGCGTGGCCGCTCATTTAGATTTTCCTTTTTGAATTGATTGGTGCGGGGCTGGCTACTGACAATTTGAATTCAGCGCCTCCTGTGTTGCGAATGGTTATGTCGAACCAGTTGGCGCACAGCCCCTTCCCAGGATCGGCCCGTTGAATCTGCATCCCACTACCGCAACTACGGGTATCGTAGCTATATTCAACATACTGTTTCGTGCGCTGATCAATGCTCCCGACGGTAATGTTCATTGGCTCTTCTGAATCGACGCCAAGATAAAATGCTGGTAAGTGTTTAAGCTCTTCCGTTCCAAAATCCAACTTTCCCAGCCCGATAACGGAGTCTACTAATCCTTCTGCGATTTGGTAGATACCGTCCTCCTTCGTGCCGAGATCACCGCTGTCCGAAGTGAAGTCCCATCCTGTGTAAGTCGAGGCACGATTGTTCTCAAGATTCATGCAGTAGCCGCAGGAGACAACGCGCATGTAGCCTTCCGTCTGCAGGATGATCGAGTTTCCAGAAGCCGGAACCGTCACGTCCACATTGTCGTTCATTGGCGTAGTCACTTGCCCCATCGTATCGGCCAGCACAACGCCCATCGGCCCGAACCATCCGACAATAGGCTTGTCCGGTACTGCAAATTCCGTCCCAGGGACCGCGCCATACGGCAGAACGTCCCGCACCATCGCCTCGACGTTCGCCAGATCACCACCAGGGAACCAGTGCGTCTTAGCCGCCACGATGTAGGTTCCAGTCTGCGCCTCGATGGCCACCGATACCGGCGCGGGAAAGTCAATGTACCCCGCACTGGTGCCGTCTTCGTTGACGGGAACGTAGTACCCGATCTTCCACGGTGAGCCAACATAGACCCGGTTTCCGGTGATAGAGCACAGCCTCCCGTTGGACATGAATAGGCGACCGGCAGGTAGCGGGCTTTCAAACCGCCCGTTGCTCTCGCGTCCGGCAGCCAGTGTGGTGCAGTCGTAAGTAGTTGCCCCCGCTGGAACTTGGGCCAGCCACATCGGAACCTCGCCGTTGGCGCTGGACAGGTAGATGTTCGTGTGTGTCGCGCCCGTCGGTGCCGTAGGCAGGGTCACCCGGATGCCGCCCGTTGTCGTCAGGTGAATGTTCTCGGACGCGCTGATCCCGGACTCTTCCCCCGTCGCGTTGTCGCCGTAGCTGATACCAACTTGATACCATCCAGCCAGCAGACCACCACCGATGATCGAGAGCGCCGTACCTAGTGCGAGGGTCGGCGTAGCCAGAGCCATCGGATGCCACGCGCCCGCTGTGATGCGACCCGAGTCTGTGCCGTTACTGAAGAACAGATCATCCCCGAAGGCCACGTAGGTCAGCGCGGCGTTGCTGGTAAGCGTCTTCAGCGCGGCGCCCTGCGTGACTACTGCGCCAGCGACGGTGAAGGCGTAGAGCACGTTGGCGACCACGTAGTACCCGGTCGTGTCGCTCGTCTTGTAGAGGCTGTGCACGCCAGACAAGGCATGGATAAGCTTCATGGCGCGGCGTCGTCGCACCCGGCCTGCGTTGTCGATGTCGATGTCCTCTGCTGGATTCAGGAAGTCTCCGACCTTGTCGACGTGCAGGGCGAATAGTGGGATCCGGTTATTGAGGCCGAGGAACGGGCCAAGGGGGATTGTTTTCATTATGCCCATCCTACAAAGGGTAGTGGAGATACAAAATTGTCGAAGCCTAACAGCACGCGCACCCCCTGCCCAAATACCGCACCTTCGAGGCTAACCCGAGTTGTCCAGGTCTGCTCCACAACGGATGTATCCGTCCCCGAAAAAAACGGAGCCATCGATGTCGTCGGGTAAAACTGGTGCGCCCCTGTACTGGTAACTAAACTGTTGCATATGATGCTAGATGTGTTGGTTGGGTCCGGGGTGTGTGGGTACATAGTAGCGGCAGGCGAGAGATTACTTGTCCCTCCACCGTATACTGTAATTGCTACCCCGTTTAACTCGTAATCGGTAACGTACGTTAACCCTGTAGAGTCCCCGGAGCCGTAACTCTGCGCGCCTGTCTCTGTCCTGTAGGTGTCCTTTTGCCCCCAGCTATATGCCGCTTCTGCATCGAAGAACGGGATAATCAGAGCGATATACCCGGTCTCGCTGTGGGTTCCGTTGTAGTCAAACCGTCGCATCGAAATCGTGCCAACGTGCGTGACTCTGTACGATACACTCCCTAGATCAACTGCCGCTCCTGGCTGGTAACTCCCGCCGATATAATAGGGAGTCGTCCCACCCCCGTACGTGTTTAGGTAGCCTACAAGTGTTTCTCCAACAATGGAGTTAGCAAGATTAACTGTGTAATGCTGTGAGTTCCCGGAAAACCAGTCGGTTGTTCCACCCCAAGTTTTATTAGATACGCCGCTTCTTCGGTAGGTATACCCCTCCGTAGGCATGACCGAGGAGGTGGATTCCGAGTAGAACCCTGTGACCATTGCCCGGTTCGTCCTTGCGCGTTCCTCCGCGCTGGCGTCTTCTAGTCCGATCGACCCGTATATGTTTAGGTAGCCAGGTTTTGAAAGCGCCCAGTCATACCGACCAGCCCAAGTCACGGGGTTCGGTTCGACCATATACTCAACAGCGCTTTGCCCTCCTGACATGGTGTACCTGAATACCTCCAGAGAGTCTCGTTTGTAGAAACAGTACACAGGAGCGTCCCCGAACCTTGGACCCCACAACTCACCGAATATCTCCAGGACGTTCTCCCCCCACAACGGAGAAGCAATTACCTGTGCCCACTTGTCGCTTTTCCACTCTGCCGGCCCTTCAACTGTCTGTAGGACAGCCGACCACCTGGACTTCTCATCCATTATGGAAGTCGACGTATCCCGGTTGAAACTTACGCGATAGTGGGTCGATCTGTACTTAAAAGTTATACCTCCAGCGGGTATAACGTCAGTCCTAATAATGTCAGCAGACGTCCCACTCCAGTTGAACTTCCACCCGTAGCCAAACATGTCGCACCCTGGATTTCCGGGGATGGCAATCCAGAACGAGTTGCTTGCGTCAGGGAGTGAGTACGCCAGGATGTAGGCTTCTAGCTTGTCGTAGTCGGCGTGCCCCGGGGATGTTTCCAACCATTTCTTTACGATAGGGGTCACCCGAGCGTCGCGTTTCAGTTTGGTGATCTTCACGCCGGCATTGTCGATGTCGAGTAGCCAGTGCCGGAATTCTGTATCAAGGTAGATTCCACTGTTGGTCGTCAGCTTTGCGGCACTCACTTTTGAGTCGAGTTGGAACGTTCCCCCCGCCGATAACCGCCAAGCCCATGCCTGAAGCTCCCGCCCGTACTGGGCCTGTGCGTAGAGCCGAGCCTTGCCGCAAAACATGCTTGGTCCAGCGAAGGCGATGGCTAGCTTCTTGGCGTAGAGAACGTCGAGTAAGTCCTGATCCCTTGCCCCGAACGTGTCGGGCTTTACCTCGAACGAAAAAGCAGTCGCGTTCTCTGACGGTGGTTCGCACCGCATGCTCTTGGGCCATAGTTTGCCGAGTAGTTGTTTGAGCGATTGATAGAGGCGCTGGTTTGTACCGTAATGCAGAATCCCGTTATTGAACCGTTCCGGGCTTTCGGTCCCCATGCCGTTCAGGTCAATGGCCCCGGAGTCCATGAAGATCGGCAAGTCGGTTTCGATTTGAACTTGAGGAAGGTTGGAGAACTGTGGCATGCCGTTCTTCGTGCGCAGAATTGTTTCCAGCCCTGTTGCCGCGTCCTTCTGAATGCGCGTCCGGAAGCCATCTGATCCGCCGATGGCATCAAGCATCTGGCGTTCGTTGGCTGTGCCGATGGGCGTCCCGGTACGCGTCGGGAAAAGTTCACCAAATTTCTTGTCGAAGAAACTCACAGTAAAACCTCGACTCGCGGTTGCCTCGTCCTTACGTACATTCGCCGATCGGTGCTTGCCCTTGCGTCATCCACGGACAAATACCCTGTTACGCCGAGGATGACGGGTGTTGCCCCAGTGATGCCTACCACGCTTCTCACGGTCCCGGTTGCGTCTATCGAGATGCCGACGGGAATGGCCCCCGTTAAAGACACGCCATGCCGCATGGTCCCAGAGCAGGATAGGCGAATCGGAGCACTTGCGGATAACACCCTGCCGTGGGCCAAGGCAGCAGAGGCACCGACAGGAATCCGCACAGCGCCCGAAATAGCACCCCCCGCGTTTAACTGCCCAGCAGCAGAAACGGGTATCCCCACCGCCCCTTTGACGTTTATCGCGGCGAAGCCCGCGCCTTGCACAGAAACGATAACCGGGCAATCCCCTGACAGGGAGTACGGAACGCCCCCGGAAGCGATGCACCTTACAGCGATTGGCACGGCTCCGTCGATGTTGACTGCCGCCATCACCGTGCCGGAAGCCGTCAGCGGAATCGGTATTTCGCCTGTGCAATAAACCGGACCAAGCAATGCCGCACTACACGATACAGGGACCGGGATGTTTCCGGAAATAGACTGCTTGACTTCAAGTTCTGCAAAAACGCCTACAAGTACGGGGACGTTTCCCTGCGCCTGGTAGGGCACGCTTCCTGCTGCGGTTACGCCGAGCGGTATCTGTACCGCCGCCGTCGAGACAACGCCATGCACCGCCGCCGCAGCGCACCCTACAGAAACAGGGATAATCCCTTCGGCAAGCAGGGGGAAGGTGAAGTTAACCGCATTACCTGCCGGTGCAGTGTAGGCCGCACTAGACTGTACGAAATGTACAGCGTTACCGGCAGGAGCGGCGTAGCTCATTGCTTAGACGTAGAACTTGAAGCTCGTCGCAATGATCGGGCCTAGCGCTTTGATGTTCGTCGTATTGAGCTGCAGCGCTCCGCCGCCGCCCGTATTCGTCACGTCGACATCGCACTGCGCCACGCCCGCCGAGTTATAGCATCTGGCCCAGGCCGCCACTCCGTCATTGTCAGCAGATGCATCCTGTGTAATCCCCGGCGCTGGTGCGCAAATCAGGTTGGACTTGGTGTCATCCGTACCATCAACTGCAGGCCCTGCCGAGCAGGAATCCGAGAACGTCAGTCGGCCAAGCTTCGTCCCTGTTTCGGCGTCCGTGATTTTCGCAGGCATGGGAGCGGTGTATACATCGAAGTACCCTGCCCCGGAACCGCTGTCGATTCCGTTCTGCACTTGCGACAGGATGTTGTTGCGTATCGTGAGGTTGAATCGAACGATTGCCATAGTGATGCTCCTTGTTAAAACGGGGTGATGTTGTGGATGGTTGGCGACGCCGTGGTATTGTCGAAAATGCACGTCGCATAATGCGGGGTGGCGTCCAGCGCATCGACAGAGAACACGCCTCCTGTCGAGGTCGTTATTCCGGCCAGCGCGCCATCCGACTCCCGGTGGACATGAACCGGCTTAGCAACAAGGGTGTTGGAAGCATCGCGCACGGTCCCTGAGACAGCAACCATTGCTTCAGCAAACGTAGCGGAAGGGACGCCTTGTGGCCGAGCAGCGCGGGTTACTAAAAGGTCATCTATTTTTGCCGTGCTGTAGTTAGCCCCGTTATCGCCGCCGACAACGATATACGACGTATTCGTCATCAGCGCCCCCGATGCTGTTCCAGAGCAGAAGGAAGTCCCGTTCGCGTAGGCGGTAAAGGCCGTCCCTGACCGAATCAGTTCTATGTAATATCGGGTGCCAGCGGTTAACGTTAGCGTTGACGTGGAAACGAAGGCCGAGCTTGATCCGGTAATGGAAATGCTTAGTACCATGTGCCCCGTGGCGTCAACGTAAAGGTGCCAAGGGGCGTATACCGCGTTCGTTAGCCGTTTCGTGTGGATGGTCTGGTTCGCGCCCAATGCCGAAGTCGTGAAGAAGCAGCCGATGTGGAAATCCCCGCTACCTAAATCAAGGTTGGCTGCGTGCGCAATGGTTAAATAGTCCCCCGCGCCATCAAACCCAGCCGAGTAGCCGCTGAAGCTGCTTGCATTAGTGACCCTGGCGGCGTTGCCTAAAAGGGCAACTGTATGCCCTTTCAGGTCTGTCAGACCCGTGTCGCTCATGTGCATGGCAACAACCACGCTGTTCCAGTAAGGATCTCCCGCCATTATTTAGTCCTCTTGAGAAATGTCATCGTCGCCTGTCGAAGCGTCACGTAAATGTTCTTCGCTACGATACGAACGTACATTGCGTAAGGGGTGGTTGGCATGGTTATCCGATCACGCCGACAAAGCGGTTTGATGTGCTGACCACTTTGTTCTTGTTACCTATCGCCGTTGCCGTTGTTTCGGTGCGCTGGACGATCCACATCTGATCCTGTACTAACCGCACGTCGAGTCGTTTGATCCGCTTCTTCCCCGGACGAGAGACGGACTGCGCGGCGGGTTGCTGCACGTCGGCACGCGACTTGCGTACCAGCGTCATGGTCGGCGTCTCGGCGCACAGGGTCAGTCGGTCGACGAAGATGGTTGCTCCGGTTCCGGTGCCTGCGGTAATCGCCAGCATGTGTTGTGCCAGCGTTCCCGAGGAAAGTCCGGACAGCGTCTTGGCTTGGACGGCGAGCGTCGGCATCAGAAGGTCACTCCGTTAAGCACGGCATTGGCAATTTCAAGGCGCTCTGCTGGGGTTGTCGAACGATTGATGTGCGACCAAACGGCGTCGGCAATACTGGAGGCGCTTGGTCCCGAACCAGTCGCCACCGTGATCAAGCCGGAGCTGTTGCCGATCAGCATGCTGACTTGGTTTACCACCTTAACATCTGCGATGTTGTGGTTCGCCCCGACACAGCGCACTGTATACGGGCCGAGGTCTTCAAACAGCACGGTGTAACCGTTGATGATTTCAAAGGTGCGTGAATATGTCACTCCCGACAGGATGACAGCCGTGTTGTGCCGGTGTGTGTCGGGGAAAGCCACGCCGTCGACGCTGTCCTCAAGGTCCTTCAACGCCAGGCGAAAGGCATCCACGTCCAACTCGTATAGGCCTGTACTGACAAATAACAGGTCCGCCCGCGGGACGTTAATAACCTTAGTCGCCCAGTTGATCGCAATAGACACGAGGTTAGGCGTCCGACAGGCGCTGCACGGCTACGCTGCCGCCGGCGACACCGAGCGTTGCCGCTGTTTCAAACGTCTTCGTCGGTGTGGCTCCACCGTCTCGGCGGCGCACAAAGAGTTCTCGGTCTGTTACGTAGGTGGCCTGGAACGACGCCGTCGTCGCGCCGGCAAGAGTGTCGATGTAACTGATAAACGCGTTGTTGCCGTTGGCCGCGTTATTGCTCGAAAAGTCATGGGACGTGATCGTAAAGGTAGATCCAGTCCAAGCGGAATAAGGGTGACGCGAAAATGCGCCGTTGGCCCGTTTGATGCGAATTGTTCCCGTAGCCGGCGTATCCGCAGGAATCGATCCGGTGACAACCACCGAGGTTACCGATGCGCCAGTCAGCGCCCCGTTCAACGTAAACTGGTTCTCGACCAGCGCCCCGCTGTTCCCCGGCCCGACCAGAAGATAATCCTCGGACACAACCAGCCCAGATACCGTGAATGTGACGAGGTTCGGCGGGTTGCGTAGCGTGTTGGTCAAGTCGAACAGTTTATCGTTGACCGACAAATCAGCCGTCTCAAGAGCGAAACCATACGCGCCGATGATCGCAGACCCCGTACTTACCCCGCAGAACGGGAAGGACAAAGCTCGCTCTGTACTCGGCGTTCCTGACGCTGCCGTGACCGATCCACCCCCGACGGTGATTGTCTGCCCAGCAGTCGGCGCGATCCCGGTAAGCAACTGAATCCATACCTTCGTCGCCGTCCCCGCGCTATCCCGCGCCAGGACTTGCCCTGTTCCACCTGACCAACTTGCTGCTACACCTTCTGCAATCGTGCTGGTGCGCGGCGTAGTAACAGCGACTTCGTGCGTGATCCCTCTAAACAGGTGCCCCGCTAGCCCATACAGCGTGGTAGTTTCACCGCGCCGCGTGAGGTACTTCATTCGCTCATAGAACTGATTTATTGAGCGCGAACCCCTGTCCCACTTTGAATAGTAATACTCAAGCGTCGAGTCGGCGTTTACATCAAGCCCGTTGTAGCCAGCCGTCAAATTGGCCACATCGCTCCATCCCGCTACCGTCCCGCTTGCCGTCTGGTTGTTCAGGTCGGAAGCGTATGTCAAGGCCGCGACGTTGATGCCGCGAGATGTTCCGTTCAGTTTGAACTCGGTATAGCTGTACCCGAACTCTCGGGTTTGTAGCAACAACCTTCGGCCATCGATATCCGCCGCGCTATCACGCACCTTCAGCATGAAGCGGCACGCGATTCCATTAGCGGCGTCAGGGTTCAACCCTTTCACGCCCGTCCCGTAGGGCACAGAATTCCAGAAGTCATTAGAGAGGACTGCCCCAATCTGAATTACCTGGATATGTGCGCCCGCCCCGGCAATCACCTGCATACCGTCGAATATCGTATCTCCGCCTGCCTGGATTATCGAGCCGGAGTACAAATGCTCGCTCGCCGCCGCGTCAATTGTGTAGCCATTGACCAAGGTGATAATCGTGTCGAACTGCTTATCAGAAGGCGTGACGCGGCTGATGTCCATGTAGTCGTCGCCGGTTGCCCCCGCGTCAGCAGCCAGGGCTTGCAGCCAACGGTGAAGCTCTAGAACGGTGTAATACCCTGCACCGCTTACCCCGTGCGCGGCCCCTATGTAAGAGATGACCTTGGTTGTAGTGTGGATGCTGAAGTCGGAAGCTATGGTCACGGTGATTACCTCAATCGGGGATTTGTGAAACGTAAATCGACTGCGCGCCAACGACGGCGGTTGTCAGGGTTTCATAAGGTTTGTAATACGTGGCCGAACTTCCTTTGCGCACCTTGATACGCAGATCGTTGTAATCACTACCAGGGCCGTAGGTCGATAGAGCGATGATTACTGTAGAAGTCTCGGCAACGTCGTCGTAGTACTGCGTACCGTCGTTCTGTTTTTCGACGTGGACGCGTGAACCAACGACAACATTGGTCAGCGTCAAGGTGAAGGTTCCAATCGGTTCAGTAGGCAGGCGCTGTATGGACAACGTTGTATTCAAGAACCCCTGATTGTTTCCCGGAAGTTCAACCGGACGTGATACCGGATAGGGCGACAGGAAGTTGAACAGCGCCACGGTCATGATACGGTAGGCTCGGGGGAAACATAGAAGACTAAGGCCACTGCGCGGGGGGCGCACAGGGACAAGCGCAGCATGACTTCACTGTTCTGCTTTACCGAATACGTAGTGGTCAGGCTAAGCTTTTTTGCTGAAAAACTAGCCACACCGTTGGGCGTCCATATCTTTCCGCTAGACGCAATTGCTGAGCGTGATGCTGCGAGTTGCAGACCTCGTGACGCAGACAGGGTTTCGACGCGCCACGTACCCCCGCTATCCATGTATGCAGCAGACAACTCCAACTCATCGGCGTAAAAAGTCGTCGCGTTGGGCACGTATAGTTCCACATCGAAGGTCTTGGTCGCCGGGGTATTTCGGAAGAAATACGACAACTTCAGCGGGGTTACGCTGATTTGACGTGTCGGTGCCGAGTTCCACGTTACCCGGTGCGCCCACTCGGCCCCTTGCAGATTTAAGGCCCCGCAATGTGGGAAGGTGCCGTCGCCTTTCCAGTCAGCGACGAACTGCGGAGTCTCCATACGAAAGGCTTTATTTGCGCCTTCGGGGGCATTCCACCATAACCGCACGTTGTTGATAGCGGAAGGCGGAATCCCGATAACCGCGTCCGTGACGCCGACTACCCCGTCAATAACAGCCTCAAGCTGCACAATCGCCGTATTGATATTGAGCGGCATCGGACAGCGATACACCCCGTTGGTGTCGCGCACTTCCCCGCCAATCCATTCGACTCGACCGACATTAGACGATCCCGCATACCGGATAAATTTTCCGATAGTTCCGCTTGCCGCTACGACCTCAAAAACAGACCCATTCAACCGAGTCCAAGCAGACGTTGTGCTCCCTCCGTAGTAAATCAGTTCCTTAGCTGTTGCCTGACATTGCAGCAGTGAATCTACTACGTCACAACCAAGGCCACTTGTAGACGAGCTACCGTCCGTGAATAGATAAATGCTTGGTGAAATATTTGATGCAGATTCAACAAAACGGCATTTTGAAAATACAAATTTCGCGTTACCTACTCCCGGACAATGGCCAAAGGACAAGGACGCTCCCGCCGTAGTTGTTACGGATACGTTAGCTTCAAACCCTCCTGGTTTACGTGAGGTGAATGAGAGTAGACCGCTGCTAGGGAAGATGAAATTAAAGGCAACCGAACTCCCTGACGTATTCTGGATAGTTGCGGTAAGTCGCCCGTCTTCCCCCGCCCACGTTGTACCGTCATCAAACACGTAGTTACGCTGCTTCCACGTAAGGCCCAGTGACGATGACGATTGCAAGGAGAAACCAAGATTCGATCCCCGCTTGGTGCGGCAATGAATCACATCCGTCGTTACTGACGGCTCGGTCGGCCCTGCTGCCGCCGCAAACCACAGACCATAATTCCCCAGCGTCTTTCCGAAGATTGTTGAGTTATTCGCCTTATAAGCGAACGGTCCATCTGCACCACCTGTGAATCCTGTGATGGTCGGTGCCGTGCCCCAAGTACCTGATGTCGTCGGCGGGAGAGAAGCCCAATCAGCCCCGGCGATACGCATCATTATCTGCACGGTCGTATTGATCGTCGGATGGACACGTGCCCACACCAGCCTATTCACTGGAAGCAGTAGTGAACTATATGTAGCTGTCGTCGCCAATGCGCTTCCGTTGATCGCCGTAACGATATTACTCGCCAGTGTTGAGGTTGATCCAGTCAGCGTAGCCAGCGCTCCGGTCGATTGCCCCATGATCTGCAATACACCGGCCCCCGACGCTGATGCCGATGCGCAATCAATCGTCGCTATCCCGACCGCCGCAGAGTGCCCAGGGCCGGCCTTGCCGTTGCCATCTTGAGGGTAGCCCCAATCCGTACTGCTAATAGTGTTGTTGCTGGCGTAAGCGCGGTATTCATTCCCGACCGCAGAAATGTCGCAGTAGAAATCCGTCATGCCAGTACCCCGTCAGCCCATCCCGCTTCGACAACACCCATTTGAACCAAAGCCGAACCGATGGCCGCTACACCGAACTGGGTGCGCTCATCGTCCAGATCGACACTGGTGCCGTCAGGATCAGGCGTCGTGAGTTTCATTTTTTCTACCCACGCTTCAATCTGCGTGCTGGACTTCGCCATCTGAAGAATGGCTACAAAAGCGGCATCTCCGAGTTTCTCGATGAATTCGAGCTTTGTCAGTCTCCGCTTGCCGACTACCACCGCAATGCTTCCTTCGTCGCTGATCGCTGGAATCAGAACGTGCTCATAGTCAGACGAAGGAAATTCATTCTGCTCTGTCTCGCCTTCAGCGGAATACACAGCGACTCGTGCACCGTCCGTCTTTCGCAGAATTTCATATTCATTCATTGGTGCTCGTCCCTTGGTAAAAGTGATGCATCGCTTCCTCTTTCGTCGCAAACCGGCGCACGTCGACCAGCCGGTAGCTGGTTACGAGCCAATACCCGTCGAACCCGATCACGAAGTCTCGGCGTGTCCAGCGCTGGCCCTTGGGCGGTCGGTACTCGATCGAACGGTACGAACGCAAGCCGTACCTCTCGGAATACCCGAAGTGCGGTATCAGCCCCCTGAACGCATGCGACCGGCGTATCCAGGCGTACTGAACCCCCCGGTTTGCGAGCCAGAGCCACATCGCCGCCAGCCAGCAGTTCAGATACCGCCGAGCGCTCATCCACGAACCCGCTCCTTCCGCTGCTTTTCGCAAGCGTTGTAATCCCGGCAGTCGAGTTTGCAGTCCTTCTCCCTACGTGCCGGCGATCCAAAACGTGGAACGAGGCCGAGCGAGCACGTGACGAAGGATTTAGGCTCCGCGTCTATTGCTCGCATCAGTCGGTCCTTGTAGTGGCTCATGGCGTCACTGGGCAGCCGTTGTATCGGCAGTAGTCTTGGAAGGCGGCGAGCTTGGCAGCGTCTTCTGCGGCGTCTTCGAGGAAGGCTGGATCAAGAACGAGTTCTTGCTTGGGGTCATCATCCAGCTTGAGACTGGCGGGAGCGCTGGGCACTCCACGGCGACCGGGGTATGTCCGCACGCCGGCAAAGTGAGCGCGGTAAGCAGCAACAGCGCTGTCGCGTATTTCATTGACGTGGGCTTCATGTTCGCTCCGGATAGTGATCAAATTGTCTTCGTAGCGCGCCTTCGTCTCGGCGTTCTTGGCCTGTTGCGCAAGTCCAGCGGCTTCTACCTGCGCGGTGAAGGTAATCAGTTCGTCGCGCTTGCTGACGTAGAGGGACGACATCATGCCAAGACCAACGAGCAGCGCGCCGATGACGACAAGTTTCCAGTTGAGCAGTAGGGTTTCGATCATTGCGTCAGCCCCTCCTGACACATATCGCGCTCACGCTTGCGCCGGTTGGTCAGCCCCTGCACGTGCTTGCCCTTGACCTTGTCCCACATCATCACGGCTTCGCAGGCCCCAGCAACATCCCCAGCATTGATGCGACGGACCACTGTGCTCTTGCAGAAGGCAGACACACCGATGTTGTAGGACAGAGAGACAAAGGACGCCCGGCGCTTGTTCGGCAGATCCGCTGTAACGCATGAATCGACCCCTTGATTGAATTCCACCAGTCGCTCCGATAATCGCTTGTCGCATTGCGCCTTGGTTGCCACGTCGCCCGGCTGCACCCCGCGAGTTTCGCCGTAGCAGATGGTCGGCACTCTACCGATGTCCGGATATTCCTTGAGAGACAGTCCCTCATAAGCACAGACAGCGGTAATAGCGATGGCCAACCATCCCGCCTGCTTGGTCGTCGGTCTCATTTCGTCATGCCCGGCTGGGCGATGACGCGGGATGCGCCGGCCCCGACAGCCACCAAAAACGACAGTCCGGAAAAGATGCCAGTCTGCATCGATGGTTCCAACATCGGGAGAACAGTTTCAATACCCGAGAGCAGGGCCGCCAGCATGGCCAGCCTGAAACTCCAGGCCTTCTTGAGAATCTTCTTCCAATCGTCGGTCAGGGTGATTTTCATTGCCTATCTCCTTATTCGTCGCTGCCAATAAGCGCCATAAAGGCAAGCGCCGTGACGATTGCGGTGGCTGCAAGCGCCTTCCACAAGTCAGGGACAAGGGAGAAACAAGCCATCAATTCCACCCACTGCTAGGAAGCCAGTGCGCAACGGGCTTTTGTTCGGCGTCGTCAATAACAACACGCCAATTCATTGGCTCACCGATCCTAGCTATCTCTGCTGCCAGTTGCATGGCCTTCTGCGCATCGGTCTTGGAAACCCGTGTTACCGTGCGCCATTTAGCCTGGTCATGCGCCAGTAATTTGCGCTGCAACAGGTATTTGATATCGTTCATTTGATCAGCCAGGCTGGCAAGGCGACGCCGAGTTTTACTGCCAGCGCTGCGATGGCGATTACAAAGAGGATCTTGGCGACGCCGAAGACGCCTTCAATTCCCTTTTCGGTAATCTTGTTGATTGCGGCTTCGTACATCTTCTTGCGCGATATTTCCGCCTCTTTCTCAGCGTTCGCCGCGTTTATCTTGGCTTGGTGATATTCGCGGTGCGGAAGCGGATCGCCGTTAGGAAACGCTGACATAAACTCTGCGACCATCGCTTGTTTCATCGTTGCCTCGTTCGCCTCGTGGGCTGACATCAACCCCTTGAAGTCTCCGAGCGTTAGTGGCTGGCTGTCGATTTCGCTCATTCTTTCTCCACCTTCACGTAGCCACTAACCAAGGGAATGACTTTGGCCGGAGAGTCTGAGGTAACGGCCTCAATGTCGTACCAGCCGGTTTTTCCCGCCAACAACTCACTCGCCGCTGCCGGAATTTCCAGTGTGATCGTCGACAGGCTGGTGTTGACCGTCAGTTTCAGGACGTTGAGCGCCCCATCCGCGACCAGATTGGAAGCCAGGAGCGTTCCCCCTTTGCGCGTCTTGAGCCGGATGCGGAAAGTCATCCCGGTCAGTGACATGGGCGTGTTGTAATGAATGAACCCGCCCTGCGTGTAAGCCTTCAGATCCGCGATGTTCTTTTCGTTGAGCTCAATGACGTCCGGCGAGACCACCGTCGCGGCGTAATACTCTTCATCCTGAATATCATCGGCGTTGAGCGCGTTGATTTCCTTTGGTACGTCGACGTTTACAATGGCCGTGCGCCAACCATCGAGCAGGCCGTGCGGCTCGGTCGTCTGGATCACTGCCGAGGCATAAGGGCAGGAGATTGCCAGGATCGGCTTGCGCACGATCGGCGGCACCTCGCAGCGCAGTACGTTGGTGTAGCTGTGCCCCTGGCGGATCGTAACGTTGTAAATTGCATCAGCCATCCTGAATCCTTAGCGTTGAGGAAGGTGCCTGGCGCGCGAGGTGTCCCGCTCGGCGTCCGTTTCAGCGACGCCCGAGACGGGCGGGCCGAAGATGGTGGTAAAGCGGTCACCGTAGAATTTCACGGCAGCAGGATCGAAGGTGTCGGCATCATGCTTGGCGTAGCCCAGTTCCAGCATGTGGTCGAGCAGATCCTTGTGGTGCCGGACATTGATTTCCGGCGCGTCGTCCATGCCTGTCATGGGATTGAGCGGAAGCCGGAAGTACGCGGCGCGCGCGGTATCGTCGGATACCGGCGTCGGATACAGGCGCAGCGCCCCGGATACCCAGTCGGGCATAGCGATGAAGGGAACGGGCGAGGCATTGACGCTTTCCCAGTCGGGCGTGGTTTCTTCCACACGGCGCCAACTGAGCAACTTCAAATTTTTTGCGCCGGTTTCCAGTCGCACCCGACGCACGAACAGGATAAGCGGATCAAGCGCTACCAGCGGTTCATTGGCGAAGACGTCCAGGATTCCGGTGTCTGCGATCAGCAGGGCGCGCCGGCAAGCCTCCATCTCGGCCTTGTTGGCGTACCCGATGATGTTCTGATCCGACCAGAAATAGGGAAACTTCAGATCGCCGGTGATCGTGCGAAACTCGGTTATTAATTCTTTGATCTTCATGCGCCGAACCTCCGCGACTGGACCCGGATGCTGCCCTTGACTCGTTCATGTTCCACGGCGATGCGCGCGGAAACGATCATCCGTTCCGATTGCGCGTGCTTGGTGGCTACCTGGGCCGGCTGCGACCACGGGCGGTCGGCCACGGCAAAGAGCAGTTCCAGGGCGCCCGCGCTTAGCGCCTCGTCGTAGCGCGAGGTTAGTTCAGCGGGCAAGTCCGGCGCCGTCAGCGTCGGTGTCAGTGCCACGCGCACCGTGTACTCCGTTCCCGCGTAGTGGATAACGGGTGTTGGGTAGAGCGTCAGGTTGAGGTAGTCCAGGCTGTTGAAGTACGTTGGGCGACCCTCGGCCGTGATCCAGTCGGGCAGGATCTGGCGTAGTTGATCCAGGCTCTTGCCGACCAGTTCATTACCGGCTGGGTTGTAGACGTTGCAGACCAGCACCGTTTCGGTATTGGCCGGTATCGGCAGCGGGTACTCGTGAACCGCATCGATCAGCGGTATTGGTGTCAGCAGCTTGCGCCAGGCCGTTGACTCCCGACAGAAGTGGCGGCACGCACGGCGCACGGCCATACGCACGGTGTCCAGCGGGCACTCCGGCAGATCAGGCAGGAGCAGCGGGAACAGGCTGTCGATGTTGGGGGTAGCCATTAAACAGGTTTCCGCAGGTAGGTATGCAAGTCGCTGGCCAACATCACGGCATGGGTTAATTCAGGACTTGCCCCGCACCGTTCAATCGCTAAACACACCTGATAAGCCAATTCGATCAGTTCTTCATTGCTTGGCCGAGGAACATCAGGATGACCGGCTGCTTTTTTGTACTCAGGCATGATTTCTCCTAGCTGGCCGCGGCGGCCGGCTCAGCAGCAAGCGGCAGCACTTTGAGGTTGGGATTTGTCCCGGTCATGGCCTTGGCCTGCGCATTGATCGAGGACAGGAATTGCTGCAGATAGCTGGCGCCATTGGCCGCGCGCTCGGGTGACTTGAGCCAGGCGCGGGCCATGACGTAGGAAATCAAATCGTCGGCATACTGATCGTCAAGCGTCAGCGTCGCGGTGCTGGGCCCACCATAAAGGTACAGCTCATTGCCCGGCACGCCGGTATTGGGAATTTCGACCGGAATGGCCTGATAGCCGATCTCGACCCAGACATCCGGTGTCGACGGCACGCCAGGCTCGACAAAGAATTCGGTCGGGAATCGAGGGTCGAAAACAAACTGCGCAATCGACCCATCGCCGGGCGTCACATGCCAGCCCGGATTGATGGCGTCCAGGTCGCGGCGCGGAACCAGCCGTATCGACTGGCCCGGCGTGGTGCCGGTTGGTCCCATGTTGAGCAGGATGTCGTTCAGGACCGTCCCTTGTACTTCGACCGCCGCACTGCCGTCGCCCGGCAGGATGCGGTTGGCTGGTATCCGGCGAATCGACTGCCGAGTGCCAGGAACCAGTTTGACCGAATCCATGCGCGCACCTGCGGCCGGCAGGAACTTGCAGAGCGTGCGCTGCGCATCGTTGAACCAGAGCACGAGCTCGTGCTCGCTCCAGTCAACGAATTGCGGCTCCGTATCCCCGAGCAGCAGCGAGACCTTATACACGGCCTCGCGGACCAGATTACGACCCATAGCCGTCAGCCGTTAGGCGGCAAGTTGGGGCGCGGGAAACGTCTTCATCACCGAGACACTGAAGCGCGGGGAGAAATCTACGCCGCGCGACCCTTCGGCAAGCGGGGGAGTCGTGTCGTTCAGCGCGTGATAAGCCTCGACCGGGATGATTTGCGGGCTGTTGCGCGGCACCAGCCAGGTGTGTTCGTTGACGCGCACGAACTGTGCTTCCTTGCCGGCAGCGCCTTCTCCGGCTGCCAGCACGATTTGCACGGTTTCGCCTGAGAGACCGGCGCGCATTGACGAGGTAACGACTTCCGGCAGTGTCGCGTTCGGCGGATTGGCCAGGTCGTTGGTAGTGGTGATGGCCGGATGGGCGGCAGCGGGCGTGACGCCAGGAGGAATCGCCAGTTCGGCAAGTGCGTCGGTGGATTTGTTGGTTTGGGCTGTGGCCATGTGTGGCTCCGGTAGAAAATGCGGGCAAAAAAAAGCCCGCACAAGGCGGGCTCAAGGGGGCTGCGGAGGTTAGAGGGCGGTTGCGGCCGGCAGCACGCCCGCAAAGTCGTAGTACGTGGCCACGCCGGTCAGCGCCGTGGTATTTGGGATGAAGTCGGCGGCGGCGACGATCTTGATCGCGCCGATCGGGACAACGTTGTCGGGGATGCCTTGCGCGACGGTCGAGAGTGCCGGGGGAATCGGCGGCGAAGCAATCAGCAGCTCCGACGTGGTATCCACCAGCTTCGAGGTCTTGACCGGCGTCACGATGCCGGCCGCGTTGGTCGACAGCACGTAGGCGCGGTACTGGGTGGCACCGGTGAGGGTGTTGACTTCCGCCTTGAAGAGATCGCCCTGGTACGTGGTCACCGCACCCGCCGCGTCCAGACCGACAACGAACAGGCACGAGAAGCCCAGCGGCACCGTGGCATGGCCGGACGAGAAGACAAGCGCCGTGGTTGCCGCCTTGGCCGTCTTGAACACGCCGTCAACGGCGTAGGGAATTGCGTTGACGGTCTTGAACTTGGCCGGCACCGCATCGATGGCCAGGCCGCCCGCCGCGAGGACGATCATGCCCAGCGCAAAGCGCAGGTCGGAATGACGCGCGCCTTGGAGAGATTGGGAATTCATGGTGTTTCCTTTCGAGAAATTGAAAAAGCCCCTGGACGAGCGGGCTTAGGTCACTGCGCCTTGGTTAGACCGGGGATGCTGTAAGGATTAATGCCAAAAACGCATCGTTTAATATCTTACTCGCCTTCATGAATTTCCAGCCGATCGACCCGGTTTGTCCGAGCTCATCGCCCGGCGCCGGCTTAGGATTGCGCACCATCGGCGTGACGTTGTGCAGGCCGTTGAGCGCGACGTTGGCAAAAGCGTTGTCCCCGAAGATGATGCAAGGGAAGACGTCGGCCTTGCCGCTCGTGGCATCCTGACGCACCGAGGCGCCGCCCGTCGCCCCTTGTCCGGCCCATGGCACCAGAAGCGTGTGATACAGGAAGCGCACATCGTTGACCGCACCGATTTCGGTCGGGTAGGGCGTGATCGATCCGTAGTCCGCCGAGTCCTTGAAGCCGACATACCCGCGCACGGTCGGCACCAATTCCGGGGGAATGATGGCGATGTAGGCCGGGCGCACGGCTTCGGTCCCGAAATCGACCGTGGCCTTGACCTGTTTGGTGATGAACTTGGCGTTCTGACGCATCAGACCGGTCACCGCCCGCTCCACATGGGCCTTGCCCATCACGGTATTCACCGCCGAGAGCCCCGCGCCGTTAGCGAACCATTTCGAGGTCGTCGACAAAAGCTCGTTGATGATGATCTTCTCGGACGTTTCGCTGATCTGCTGCGACAAAACATCAAGGCTTCCCTGGATGGTCGTGTCGTCGCAGGTATCCTGTACCACGTCGGTAATGCCGATGAAGTCGCCGCACTGGTTCAGGGTAACGGTCACCGGTGTACGCGACAGTTTGCGGCCGGCCGGTTGTACGCCTTCCTGCAGCAGCGTGTTTTCCGGGCCAGAGGGCAGGGCGTTGTAGCGGAAGAAGGTCATCACCTTCGTTTCGTTACTCGGCAGGGATTCAGCTTGGCCGAAACGGTCAAGGACGATCGTGGGCATGCCACGTTCCAGCAGTTGGCCGGAAATGTAGCCCGCCACTTCCGGCGAGACGTCTCCGTATTGGGTAGCAGTAGTCATTTTGGTTTCCTCAGAGAGTTAGTTAAAACAGGGGTTCTCCAAGAAAGCTGTCCGGTCGTATGCTGTGGTCGCTGGGCGTCTAGGACGTATCGCAGGAGGGCCAGGAAGCGCGTGGGCTGTCTTTCTTTTCGTGTCGGCCTGATACCGTCAGGCCTGCGGTTTAAAATCGGTTAAGCTTTGCTGCGGTAGAAGCCGCGCTTGAAAGCGTCCTCGGCACTTCCGCCCGCTTTGCCAGCGAGCGAAGGAACCGGTGTTCCCGACGAGCGCACGGAAGTTGCTGCGTCCAGCGCCGAGGTATCGATAGAGCCTGGCGCCGGTTCGGCATTGGCCGCTACAAAGTCCTTGAAGTCCTTGAGCACGCGCACGATGCGCCCTGCGGATCCGCCTTCAAGGACGCGCACAATCTTCTGCTGCGCATCCGGTTCCTGAGCGGTCACCCACTGCTCGAACTCGGGTGAGTTCACCACTTGTTCGAAGTCGGGTTCCTGGTCCTCGATGTCGCCCTGATGCATGCCCTGGAAGCCGGCGATCACCGCATCCAGCGTGCTGGCCAGGTCATCGTTCTGCGCTTTGAGCGGGCCAATGGCTTCACTAGCCACCTTGCCGGCACTGGCTTCAGCGATGTACCCGACGAACTTGGCCAGGTCATCCATGAAGTCCGGGCCAAAATCGCTGCTCCAGCGCTGGGCAATGGCTTTGATCTTTTCCGGCGCATTGGCAACAACATCCGGCGTCGATCCGGGCAGTGCTTCGCCGTCTGGTTCGGTCTGCGCTTCGGCCATTTCCTCGCCTGCGGTCTCGCCCATTTCTTCGGCGGCCGGCTCGTTCGCCTCGTTGGGGTCCATGGCTGTCTCTTCCGGCTCAGCGGTCACCGCATGCGATCCGTCGTGCAGGGGGTTATTCGCCGCCATCAAAGCCGCTTCTTTGGCCTTGAGCTCCGCTTCTCGTTTGGCCAGCCGACCTTGCCAGGTCTTCTCGCTGTGCGTCATTTCCGGCATGGCTTCATCGTCAGTACCGGTTTCGCCTGTGGGAGAGGTGTTCTCGACCGTTCCGGTACCCGGGCCGGTTTCACCAGATCCCGCGCCCTGCGTTCCAGCGTCAGTCGCTCCCTCGCCGTTGATGCTGCCGGCGTCGCCTTCCGGCGCGATCACGATGGCCACTTCGGGCGCATCAGGCTTCTTTTCGGTTGTTTTGCCGCGGAACCCGGAGGCGAAGCGGTCTTTTGTGGCTTGGTCCATGAGGATTCCCCAATAAAAAAGCCGGGAAATCCCGGCCTGGTCTGTCCTGCGAGTTGCAGGGGTATTACGCGGTTAAAGCCACGCGATTCAAATCGGCGGCGGTTAGTGCGGTGCGCAGCAAGACGAGTTGCTGGGCCGAGACACGCAAGCGCGAGACCTCGGCGTCAGGGCAGTCGATCAGCCGCACTTGGTAGTGCTCGATCAAAGCGTCCAGCATCACGACCATCTGTTTTGTTTGCTCGTTGGCCCGGTACTCACGCACGCCGGCCAGCGCAACAAAAGCCGCATTGCGCAAGTCGTTTGCTGTTTTCATGGTCATCAGCCTGGGATCTGCGCGGTTTCGATGCCGGCATGCTCACCGACCAGCGCGCCCCCAGTTTCCCGATCGGGCACAAGGCTTGCTGGCCTTGCCTGCGATGCTAGGCTTGGCTGGCTGTCTTGCATAGGCGGGCTTGCTAGGCTAGGTTGTGCCGCTGGAGCCGCAGCCCCTTCGATCGATGCGGTGGTAGTCGTTTCCTGTGGCGTCATGTCGATAGCCCCGATACTATCGAGTATTTCATCGCCGGCAGCGGCGGCCGCTGGGTTGCTGGCTGCAACACCACCCCCTTGCATCGCCGCATAAATGGTATCGGCGCGCTTGCTGATCGCGTCGGCGTTGATTTGTGCTACCTGCGCAGCTAACTTGGCCACATTGGTTTCGAGATTGGCCACTTGCAGCTCGCGCAAGCGCTTGTCCAGTTCGGCCTGGTGCTTGGCCTCGTCGGTATTCTGTTCTTCCTCGACTTCATCTTCACTCTTGATGATTCCGACCAGTTCATTGGCCTGCGCGCGCTGCTCCGCGAACTTATGCCACTTGATGAACGGCCGTTCTTCCGGTGCGCTGGACGCGGCATACTGCCCGAGTTGCGCCGAGCGGACTTCCTTGGCCACCAGCGACGACGCGCCCAGGGCTTCAACATCGAAATCGCCATGGTTCGCGGGGTCTGGGTTGAACTGCATGTTCCACGAGTACATCCCGGTCACAAACGGCTTGGTGATACCTTCGTCCCAAGCGCTGACCTGATCCTTGAGCGCGACATTGGACTGACTGAGCAGCATGGACATGCCGGATGCGGTACCAGCGGCGCCCTGCGTCGGATTGACGCCGGTATCCATGAATTTCGGGATTGCCGTGGTCTCGTCGGCGCTGGCGTCGAAGTCCTGCGCGATCTGGCGCAGTTCGCTGATGTGCGAGTCGATGTTGATGGCCCGGATCGCCGGATACTGCGGATCGCCTTTGGTCCGCGCCCAGACCTTGAACGGGTAAATCTCGTCGATCTTCTCGCCGGTCGCCAGCAGGTCGACGAACGCCTCGATCTGCGGCCCTGCGGTGATCGCCGCGTTGTCCAGCGTGGCCCGTGTCGCGGCGTTGATCATCTCCTGATCGCCGCGCATGATCGTCGCAATACCCTCACCAAAGATCGATGTTTCGTCTTTGTCGAAGTAATACAGGTGGTAGGGCCAGTCCTGACCCTCCATCGGCTGCAGCACGGCCTTGATCGGTTCGCCGTTCGGGAACATCAAGACATTGCCGAAGTAAATATCGTCGTCGCTGGTCGGCAACTGCACGCCGCATGACAGCAGATCATCCCGATCAAGCCAGCCCCAGCGTTCCAGCAGCTCGTATTGACCGGACTGGTTAAAATTCGTCTGCCGTGTGTCGCCCATCTGCTGCAAGGTCTGCTCGAAGCTCTGGCGCGTGACCAGCCCTTGCGGGAGCGATGACACATAGCTGCGGATGCGCGGCCCATCCACGACCCGGCTCTTGGCCAGCAGCAAAAGCCCTTGCTTGCTCATCAAGTGCCGCTCCCAGGCCCCGCGCGCCTGCTCCAGTTCGGTCACCGCCATGTCCGGATAGAAGCGCCACAGCGGGCAGAAATCCATGAAAGGCTTGAATTCCTCCTGCCGAGACATCACGAACTTTTTCTCCGTCGCTGAATAGATGTAGCGCACGCGCGATAGACGTCGCTCGACCAGCGGCCCCTTGAGGATGCCGGTTCCGTACAGGTTGCCCGAGTGCAGAACCTGGCGCGCAATGCGCTTGAAGCGGCCTTCGACCAGTTGATCGTCGATGGTGTTGCCCATGCGCAGCGCCGCTTCATCGACAAAGGAACGAATAGCTTCGCGCAACTTGTTTTCGGTCGTCGGCTGCTGCAGCGACTGGATGATGCACTGCCGGTCTTCCTCGGAAATCGTCGGCTCGGGCGTCGATTTCAAACGATAATTGCGCTCGGCGCTGGCCGGGAACAACAAATCGAACATCCGGGAATCTACCGCACGGATCTTCGAGCGCGTCTTGCGCTTGAATGCTTTCGAGCGATTCTTCAGCGCGCCGGCCACGCTCGGCTCATAAATCCCCAAGAACTGACGCAAATCCATCAGCCAGCGTTCCTCGACCGGCTGGCGGTCAGCCGCGAAACGCGTGAACTCGCCCTGTAGCTTGATAGACAGCGGTTGCAGTTGAGAAACTGGCGTGCCGCCCTGCTGCGCCGTCAGCGCCATGTGCTTCTTTGTCTCGGCAAAGCGCGCTGCTTCCTCGGCTTCCGGCGTTATCAGCGGGGAGATCATGTCGCCCATGCTCAATAACCCGCGCTCGATGCTGGCTTGTGGCCGCCGTAACCGCGCTGCAGATCACCGGAAACACTATCCGCGCCAAAAGTCAGCACGAACGCGTCCCAGCGATCCGGCGAGCATCCGTTGATTTTCTTGTATTCCTTCTTGCTTTGCATCAGAAGAAGTCCATTTCTGTATGAATATTTGATCGCGCCGCCCTGTGTGCGCAGTTCCGCGCACTCGACCATGGCCACCGGTGCGTTCAGCAGGTAGTCTTTGGCCTTCCTGTGTAACTGTGCCCGGACGTTGTAGTTCTCGCCGTCGTCCAACTTGGCGCCGGTATGTAGCCCCACCACCTTCTCTCGGTAACGCCCGAGTCGAAGCTGGTCATAGCAACTGGCACCCGGGCCATCCAGTTCGATCACGATCGCCACCACCGGCTGTCCAGATTTTTCCAGCAAGTCGGCCTGCGCTTCGCAGAGCCAAGCCAGTTGCGGACCATCCATCTTGGCGCGCACTACCTGTTTCAGATTCAACCGTCCGCGCCGGCAATGGATTACGCTCTCGTCGTCGCCAAAGTGCGCCGCATCAATGCCGATAATCCAGCCCCCGATCGGGACCACATCGGCCGGCCCGTTGCGCATCGCCGCCGCCAGAAGATCGCCGGACACCCAAGAGTCCGTCGTCGAGGCGTGATAGTCGATATCGATCTCTTGTGCGAGAACGACCGGATCCAGTTTGTCCTTCTGCGCTTCGTACCACTCGTCGTCTTTCCGCGGATCCTGCGTCCAGTGAAACGAGAAGATACTGGTCTTTCTGCTGTGCCGCTTGCGATAGAATGGGTTTCCTGCCCCGTTTGGCGTCGATACGTGCAGTTTACAGTTCGACGTCTGACTCAATGCCGCATCAATGGCCTCGGCGTGCTCCAGGAAGGCTGACTCATCGATGAAATAGACGGAGGTTCTGTTCCCTCGGCCGATGTTGTCTCCAGCCTCTCCTACGATCACGCTGCCATTCGCAGGGTTAAGTATCCCCATGAACGGCGCATGGACCCGCTCAACATAGCCATCTGGCCTGAATTCTGGCGGTAGCAGCGCAATGTACTGGCGCATTTTCCAGAATAGCGATTTAGGGTCACCTAGCTTGTCTACGTATTCTTCCTTGCGCGAACCAAACCCGATGACCGTGCCCGGTTGAAACGTCCACATCCAGACAGCGACGGCCACGCACAGCCAGGAAACGCCCATGTCGCGGCTTTTTTCCGCCAGGCCGTCCTCACGCCCGCGCCAGCGTTCAATCACCCAAGTAACAAATTCCTCTTGTCGGGGAAACAGAATGAACGGGATCGTCGTTGGCAATCCGATTTCGGCCAGGCGCGGATCAAACGTAAGACCCCATTGAGAAATCCAGTCGATTGGATTCTCTTTGTAGTGCTCCATGAGCCCCGCTAACATGCCGGGGGAAGAACGAATGCGCTCTAAACGTTCGGCGCGCTCTTTGAACACCCGCTCGTAATCGGGTTTCTTCCAATCAAAATCATTCACTGCGCTGCGGCTTCTTTGCGACGAACCCAAGCGGCGCGCATGTTTGCAATAGCTGATTCTGACCGCTTTGCCCCAACGTGACCGGCGATGCGCTTGGATACCCACTCCGGATCCTGCTTAATCCCACGATGACCTTCCGCAATATTTCTGCGGGCGTTATCGCTATGGCGATGACCAAGGCTATGCGTATTCCCTTTTGACGCCTCTGATATCAGCCTCAGAGTATCCGCATCGTGCTTGTGGCCCTGCGCATGTTGATTACCTAGAAGTTTTGAACGGTGTTCCGCGCTATGCCGAAACCCCAAGGCAGATCCCGCTACTCCCAGGATATTGTATCCGTCGCTTACCGCCGAAAAACCATCGATACATGCCTGCTCATACGTGATGAGATTTGCCTTTGAACAGATCAAGACCCGCTCAAAACGAAAAGCTGACTCTCCGTATTTGTTCCAGGCGTTCTGCAATTTTGTGTTTCTGTGTTTCCCTGCGCGCAGATTGCATCGATGCAAGGCAAAGCGCCGCGGGAAATTGACAGCACTTCCGACATAAACCTTGCCAGTTTCAACGTGGCGTATCTGATAAATACCGGACTTCATTTTCCGATCATCCTCATATACGCATCCTGCGCTGACATGGCAGGACCATCATAGTCCTTCGTCGCCTTCTCGTCAGCGGAAGCTCCAATGCCGTAGGCCTCGCGCTCCAGGGCAATCAGCACTTTCAAGGTTTCCGACAGCTTCTTGAGCGAGTCCACGCGCTGCGGCATGGCGATCACGCGCCGGTAGATGTCGTTCAGTTTATCGGTGCCCGTCGGTTTTCCGTCATCGTCCACGGCTTCCAGGACGTCCGCCAGTTCTTTGTAGAGGTCCTGGTGCTCCGTCTGGTCCTCAAGCTCGGCCAGCAGGTTGATGACCAGCGCGCGGAAGCGGGCGATATCCTTGCGGTGACCAACACGGATAGAGGCGACAATCGCCCCCGCGGCATTGACTACATCGCGGTCTGTTACAGCGGTAGATTTTGTAACGCCCGCTGTAACAGACTCTCTTGTAATAATCTCGTCGGCCTTGGCCGCGATCTTTTCCGCGAGGTTGCGCACCCATCCACAAGCCTTGGCCTTGCGGGCGATGGCCATGTGTGACAAGCCAGGATGTGCAGCCGCTATTTCGCGCAGCGACAGAACATTGAGCCGGTAATCAATCTCGACCCGCTCCCAATCGATCGCGGGCTTTGTAACAGTCTCCGCGCCGGGCTTCTTGGCCGTCGTTTTGTTCTTGTCGTTCATGGAGACCACGCTGGAATGCAAAAAGCCCAGCTTCGTGGGCTGGGCTTCGTTGGGTTACGTTGCTGAGCAGACTACTTGAGTGTTGCATCGTGATCGGCAGCTAGGACCGACCACGCTAGCGCAAGCCACCCCGGGTCTTTAATTGGGCCTGCGCCCGAGACTTGATGGCCCTCGGCGCCCCCGGCACGCACCGGACACTGCCGGTAGCGTTTTACTCAGTTAATACACCCATTATACCAGTGGCGGGAAAGTGGTTTCTTTTTGCGTGATTGTATTGATTCACCTTGTAACAGTAACTGTTACTGTTTATACTGGAATCTAACACCTCACCCACCACGCCGAAAGGACCGCTATGACCAAGACCCAATACAAGAAAGCCCGCCGCCTGTTGCGCGAGAACGGATGTTCCGCGCTTAACTGGATGCCGCGGCCGATCGCCATGGAAATGGATATGGTGCTCGACCAAGCCAACGCGGTGGATCCACTGGCCGAACGCGCCGATATCGTGGCCTATTGCCGGCGCAACGACATCTATTGCAATGTACGTCTGACCGCGGCGCGCTAACCATGTGCGCCAACATCGAGCAACTGATGGAAAAGTTCGACTGCGACTGGGTTGAGGACAGGGGCCGATTCACGCGCGTCACTACTGGCCCGGAAGAATCGGCCTGGTATTGCACTGAATGCGGATCCACCGACGTAGACGCCTACGAAGGCGTTTGCTACGCCTGCGACGATCCGGATTGACCGCTCACGCAAGCGCCTGGCGACGGGCGTTTGGGTCAGTAGACCAACCACCACCGGAGAAACAAAATGAAAAATGCTTAACTACGATCCATCCGACCCGGACAAGATGAAGTTGCCAGCCGGAATTACCTGCGGTGACTGCCGACATATCTACCGCTGCAAGATGATATTCGGCCACGTTGAATCCGATACCAGTTGCGACTGGTCGCCCTCGCGCTTCTCGCCGGCAGCGCCAGCAGCGGAAGCCAAGACGGACTGATCCATCACCCAAGCCCGTCGCAGCGGGCTTCAATGATTGTTCAACCCTACAGAAAGGAAGCGCAAATGCACACCAAAGAGCCCTGGTCCATCAACCACTGGGCGCAACCCGACAGCAGCATCGGCATCGGCGCAGCCGGCACACCGCTGATTGCCCGCATCATCCTCCGGGATGTGTCGATTAACGAGCAAAAGGCCAACGCCGACCGTATCGTCGCCTGCGTAAACGCCCTCAAGGAAGTCCCGGCAGAATGGCTTGTAGCCAACAAGTCAATCGTCGTTCTCGGCGCACCGATAGCCGACAGGTTCCGCGAGATTGAGAAGCAGCGCGACGAATTGCTTGCGGCACTTGAGGGTGTGGTTGCGACGATGAAGCCTACCTACATGAGTGACTTTGATCGCGTGCGCTATAACGCGGCACGCGGCGCCATCGCCAAAGCAAAGGAAGCACAATGAAACACACTCCAGAGCCGTGGAAGGTCGCTGAATTTGGGCCGTGCCGTCTTGATACCGCTCATTTTATTCGGCCAGTTATTGGCGGGAAAACAGAGATCGGGGCTACGGTAATTGCTACCTCAAAAGTGGACGCCCGGCGTATCGTGGCCTGCGTCAATGCCTGCCAGCACATCAGCACAGAAAGCCTTGAGTCTGGGCTCCAGCAGAATCTGGTTATGGAAGCGCACATTGTAAAAGAGCAGCGCGATGATCTGCTCAGAAAGCTTGAGTCGCTCTGCCCGACCTACGAAACGGTTCCTATCAAGGATTTCGGGCAGAATAAGTCCATGTGGCAACTTGTCTCACCGGAAGCAAACCCCTACCTGCGCGGCCTCGATCTGGTCAAAAAGAACCACGGCACCAGCGGGCAAGGAGCCCTGGCAAAGTGCATCCTATCGCTTTACAACAGCGAGTTCTATTGGTTCCCGATCGGAGACATACTTGCGCCGCTGGACACGCACTACACCGAAATAGTGCTGGCGATGGTCAACGAATACGCGCTCCACGGCGAGACCGCTGAACTGCGTCAGGCCGGCGAATACTGCTACAAGAACTTTCCTGGCCTTGTCGAAATGGCTGAAGCCATGAGTAACGCTCGGTGCGAGGTTCGCCGTCGATGGGAACAGGAGCGCGAAGAAGAGAACAGGCGCCTGCATCCGGAAGAATATCAATAAAGGAGAGCCAGCATGCGCAAACTCATAAAAACGGACGGCACCGAGATACTGCTCGAAGGGCTTCACTCTACGGCCGAGATCGCAAAACTGATCGGGGCCGATCAGGGAATGGATACCGTGCGCCTCGACGCCGGAATGGTGATGTTCCTTGATGATATTGGACACGCCAAGGGCTTAGCGATCAATCCAAAGGCCACGGCGCTTTACCTTGCTCGCTGCCGGCCAGGAACCACTCATACGATCCGCGGCGATGTTGCGATTGTTCCCGATCGTGACTTCGGGCCTTCTGGACGGTCAAAAGGAGGTCTTTGGTAATGCTCACCTTCCACGACGGCGACGAAGCGGCCTATCTTGCGGCGATCGATCGCTACAGCCGCGCGCAACAGGCACGCTTGACGCAACACCCCGACTGCCGGGACCCCGATCACCCGGGTTGTGCAAAATGTAATGAGGAAAAAGACGATGAAATCGAAAACACAGAAAGCGCTTGACCTCTTGCTGTCGGACAAGACGCTTACCCCGAATGCGGCCGCCAAGGCGACGGGCATCTCGTCGGCCGCCGTCTACAAGGCGGTCAAGGCCCGCCAGGGAAAGACTATTTGCCCTTGCTGCGGGCAAGTTGTGCGGGAAGGGTTTGCGGTGAAGGTGAAATAGAAAATCCAACACTCTGACTTGCACTCAACGCCCGGACCGCAAATTTCGGGCGTTTTTCATTGAGCAGCAAACCTGAACTTGCGCACCCACTCAAACTTCACGTCGCTTGGGTGCATCCATTGATACTCAAGTTTTCTCGGTCGTTCTCCGAGCGGTGAGCGCAGCAACACCCACCCATCACGCGGGTCAAACTGCACCCGGCCAATGCGCATAACCTCGCGGAACGAGATTTTTCGTGGGCTCTCGATGATCTTGGCAATCAGCATTTGCGCTTCTTCTTCGTTGCAGCCACGGTCGCTTTCCTTTATTGTTGTTCGGGGAGGATAAGGCCACGCATTACCAGTTTGCTGACCACGTAACAAGCATCACGTTTGGTTTGCAACCCATGTTCGTAACTTGCGCCGCCACGGAAAAAACTTCCAGGCAAAGCGAACACCTTTGCACCACGACAAATCGCTTGCTGAGCACGGTTTGTATCGATTGCCTTCCAGTCGGTGTAGTGCTTTTCATCCATCTGCTTCATCAGCATCTTCCAGGCGCCGCACCCGTCGCACTTTATAAACAAGCGATCGTCAGCCATGACTATCCTAGGTTCTTTCAGTGAACTCGTAACTCAAGACCAAAACCTTATTGGGTCCAGCATCCCTTTGAACCAGGCCTTCTTTAATAAAGAACCTCATTTCGTACATAGTTTCGATATGCAGATGGTCCTCGCTAAACGAAGCGATCGTTTCATTCTCTGCATCGCTTTCCGGGGATATGGTCAGACAAAAGCCGAATTTCTTAGCTATAAACAACGTTTTCATGTAGTCCCTTGTTTATCAAATTTATCCGCCAACGCCATCAACTCCCGGTAGTCCTTGCTGTGCCCCAGCATCTCCGGGCCTGACCCGAACAGCCCGTAATCCGCATTTGGCTTGATCCCGTATTGCGCGATCGAGAACTTTCCGCGCGTCATTGCCCACTCGTCGACAGATCGCCAGGGTTCACGCTTTGGTGCCGGGGTCTCGGGAGCGGCCGCTGCCATACGTGCAACCATGTCGAACATGTCGGCCATGACGTCACTCGTCGACCTTGCTCACGGCCATGCGGATGCGGTGGATTATCTCCATAAGCCGCCTTACTTCATGGTCTTCTGATATCTTCGAGCGCGCTCTCTGCAACTGCTGTACGATTGCCCAGGTATTGGCATCTGGGCATAATCCTAACGCCGTAGACAGCATCGCCCGGCCGGCATCTATCTGCGCCTGATCAGACTTCTGGCGCTCCCGTTCCACGAGGTATCTCTTTCGCTCAGCCTCAAGCACTGCGTCGTGGCGAGCCTTATCCGCCTGCAGCTCGTATTGCAGGAGTTCCTCGGACCGCGCTAAATTCCATACCAACTCACCGACACGATCCCCAAACTTTTTCATCAGCGCTTGTCGTGCGCGAAAGTGGTTGAATTCTCTTTCCTTTGCCCCTCCGCGCTTCCTATCTATCCCGTCGATTAGCAACTTCAACCAGGCTTGATGCGGAAGACTGGCCAGATGCTTCAGCGTCGGAGCTTTCATCGTTCGCCAGCCGTCCTCGTTCCGCGCCATCAATCCACAACCTGTTGGAACATCAGCCTTAGAAATCAATCCAGACGGTACAGCAAATATCACGCCGCTAGCGAACTCCAAATAGCTCTGCCATTTCCCGGTCGTGACGTCGCGGCGGAAATCAGAGACGCTAATCTTGATCTCGTAGGCCAGCGGGCGAAACTTCGTGTAGCTCTTGGGAATGGTATAGACGTCCGGACGCGGCGATCCCGAGGGGCCAATCTGCATATCCTCCCAAATGATGCGATCACGGGTCGAAGCCAAGTGTTCAGCCAGGTCCGACTGCAGACCATCATGCGTCCATTGGTTAGTCTTGTTCATTTGGTACGCTCGGCTAGCATGGCGTCGGCGTAGACGAACTTCCACCGAATAAAACGCTCCATCGCGGTTTCCTTGATATCCCTTGGGCCTACCATTCCATTGCCAATATCAACAACGCGAAGGGTTGATTGCGACGGAAAGAAATCAGGAACATCAGGCGCATGGGCCGCGAAGTAGTCTCGTGCCGTCAGGCCACCAAGATCATACTGAAGAGGGCTTACCATCCGCCCACAAGCGTCGCGCGATAAAGGGGTCGGGAACGCCGGACCCCCTTTTTTCTCCAGGACCTCTGTTCTGCTCATTCCATCGACTCATCAAGGACAATTTTTGCTTCCTGCAGCAGCATCAGGTGAGCTTCGGCATAGCTGACATTGGCCGATCGCATGCGTAGGTGGTTGTTTTCATCAAGGAACAGGATGACTATCTTGGTCGAGTCATCCACCGAAGCCATGGCGTCGCCAAGGGCGGCCGGCGCACTCCATTGCTGTCCGGGTAGGCAATCTATCGTTGCTAGCTTAGAGACCATTGCAGTCCTTTCTTTTTTGGTTGTTACGCCGGACCAGCGCCGCCGCCTTGGCCGCCTTGCGCTCACGTTTCTCCTGTGCGGAGACCAGCATTGCCTGGTCATCGCGCATTGCAATCGCGCGGTTAACGACGCGCTCAGTTTCGATCACCGCACGCGGCCCGGCGACAACGTTACCGAGCGTGGAAAGCGTGATGTTCCGGGGTTGTTTGCGGGGGATGTGTCTTGGTTTCATGGTCATCCGGTCTACAGGTCAAGTGATTTCTGGGCTGTTTCTTCCATCTTTTGATTGACGGCATGCTTGATACGAGCCTCGGCAATGTCGATATAGCCAAGTGGATTTCCTTCTCCGTCGTCATCCTTGTCGACCCCGATAAACCTGAATCCTTCGAGGATGGCCGCTTTTCCTGTTGATCCGCTACCCATGAATGGATCAAGAACGACGCCTCCAGGTGGCGTAATCAGACGCACGAGATGCCGCATCAACGCAGTTGGCTTAACGGTCGGGTGGTTATTCCCTTTTGTTTCTGTGTTTTCTACCTGTCTCAGCGTTGCGCCATGCTTAAACTGCGGGCCTGGTCCATCAAGACCTTCGTTACGGTCGGAACGCGACGCCTTTGCGCAGTAGAAGAAGCGGGCTGCGCTTCCGGTATCTCGGAAGTCATGAGACACTCTCTCTGGATTCCAGTTATACGAGGTTGGATCGCATTTTCTTCCGTGTTTTGGGTTGTTTGGATTTCCACTTGCGCGCGCACTGTTGGCTTCTGGAAACAACGCGACAA